ACGCGAACGGTGCGCCCTTGATCGCGTCCACGGTGTCGTGGATGATCGCTCGCCGCTCGCGCGTGAGCTTGTCCTCGACGGTGAAGCTGACGGTGACGGCGCCCATTAGGACGCCGCCTCCGCCTTGGCCTTTTGCCGCGCCTTGGCGCGCTTGCTCGCGTCGCTCCGCTTGCGCTTGAGCGCCAGCGTGGACACCGGCGTGTCCTCGACCGGCGTGTCACTGATCCAGACGCCGTTGTCCTTGAGGGTCCGGTAGACGGACTCCGGGATGCGCGCGAGTCGCGCGAGCGTCAGGTCCTCCAGGTACCGCTCGCGCTCCTTCTTGGTCGCTGCCGGTCCGGGTGGCGGACCGCAGACCGCCTCCAACTCGCTGCTACCGATCTTGTAGCTCATGCTAGTCGTCCTCCTTGGGTGGGGTTATTTTGACGACGCTCTCGAGAGGGCTACCGCCGATACCTGCGTTGTAAGGTCGTCCGTCCACAATGGTGCTGACGTGACCCGGCGTGTAGAGTAGGAACCGGCCCGGATGCCGCTCCATCCAGAAGATGCTCGGCGTGGACCCTTCCTCGACAGCGACCGTCTGGACGCCGTAGCCGATGGAGCGCAGCGACTTCTCAATGGTGCCTCGCGGCGTGCCTTCCATCGCCGCCGCTCCGCCCTTGTAGCCATGGGCTGTGAGAAGCTCGTCCGCCTCCGCGTACGTCAGCCCGGTGACGGACTGGAGCGCGATCACGCCGCAGTCCGCCTTCTTGATGTTGTCGTGGTAGATGGCCGCTCGTTGTTCCGGCGTCAGCGTCATGATGCCTCCTTCGCCTTGCGCCGCTCCGCCGCGTACCGCTCGCCCTCCACGTACTCCATCGCGTACTGGAGGATGTCGCGGTCGCCGACGATCTTGCTTGGTCGCGTGCCGGCGCGAAGCTGGCAGACCATCCGGTTGAAGGTACGTCGCCGGTAGGTGTTCATGCCCACTCCTCGACCTTGCCGGCGCAGACCGGGCCGATACCCGCCTCGACGGACTCCGGAACGTCCAGCCTCCGCCCGCAGCGGCAGCATGAGCCGGTCATGCGCCCGTACTCCTTCGCCTCCGCCAGCGTCATCAGCCTCGCGCCACGTAGCGCCCGCTGACCCTTGTAGCCCGCTGCCGCGCCGACGTACTGCCAGTCGTGGAGGGTGATGCGGTCGTCCTCCGGGTGCGGCTGGCCGGTATCGACTAGCTGCTTGACGAGGTTCTTGCCGCTCTGCTGTCCGAGGTAGACGCGGAACACGTCACCGAGTCCGTCCGGACCCTCGTGGACGTACATGCCGACTCGCCAGTTGACGATGTCCTCGTCGCGGTTGCCCTTCCGGAACGACTGCGCCTCGCGCTTACGCGGCAGCGCCTTGAGCCGCTCGATGATCTGGCTGGCGCGAGCGCGTCCGATGCGGGGCTTGCTGATGTCGTCCGGGTCGCCGACCTGATCCTTGAGGTGCTCGATGTAGGCGGCGTACTCGGTCGCGTCCATCGCGTTGACCCGGTCAAAGAACTCCGAGTCCGCGAACAGGTCCGCCTTGTCAAACAGGTCGCGGATGTAGCTGACCTGCTTGTCGCTGGCGGGGCGGTCGTTGGTGGTGGGTGAGAGGCTCATTCCGACTCCTTCTTGATAGTAGTGCTCAACACCAAGAACTATAGGGCATCCAGCGGCGGAACGCTAGTCAGGCTTGCCAAGCCTCCGGTGGTAGCGGTAGACGCCACGGCCAATAGACAAAGTCGAACGCGAGCGCGTCCAGCGTCGCCCAGTCCGCTGCCTCGTTCTCGATGACGACGTCAGGCTCATCGTCTAGCCCGATTCGCCAGCGGGTGATCACGAGTCCGGTAGCTGATTGACGCGAGCGCAGTACGGGCAGCAGACGCCGTTCAGGTACGCCGCTGGCTCATCCGGGTCGCGCTGCATCGCGCGCAGCCGCTTGAGGTTGACGATGAACTTGGAGCCGCAGTCGTCGTACCCGCAAGTGATACCGTCGCCGCGTTCCGTCCGCTTGACCTTCGCCTCGATGTTGCGCATGTGCCCCTCCTGGTAGTAGCCGGTGGATGAGCGACCCGGCCGGACCATCGTCTCCATCGACAGGTCCGGCCGGATCAACTCGGCAACCTCGCCGGGGAATCCAACCCCAGAGCCGGTGTCATGACTACCGGCTGAGCGTCCGAGGCACGCGGAGCTTAGCTCATCCGCAGTCCCACGCGGACGTGCCCACGTCGGCGTAGATGTCGGCAGCGCATGCGTCCTGTCCGGCTGGCGACGACAGGTCACAGCCATAGTTGCTGGCGGTGTCCGGCATGATCTGGTACGCGCCATACGCGCCGGACGCGTTCTGCGCGTTGTAGTCGCCGCCCGACTCGCATTGAACGATGTAGTCGGGGATCGTGTAGCCGCCGGTCGCTGTTGACTCGGTACTCGACGCCGGTGCCGTCGTCGGCAATGCCGCCGGTAGCGGTGGCGGTGGCGGCGGATGGCAACCGGGTCCGTTGTAGTCGTCATCCGAGTCCGCGCACCCGTCGTCGTCGCTGTCCTTTGGAGCGACGTTGACGACGCGTGTCACCGTGATGTCCGGTCCGACCGGCGTATTGATGGTGATGTGCTGATGGATCGGAACGGCGGTCGCGCTGCTTGGCACTATGAACGCCGCGCCCGCGAACAACGCGAGTGCAGCGAGAACTGGGCGGGTCATCCTCACGGGTGGCCTGTCCTTTCTCTCGTTGGATTGATCGCGCGCAGCCGGTCCGGTACGGATGCTCAGGGCTGCACGATTCGGCTCTGGGAGTTACCTCCGGTCGCTTACTACGGTCACCACGAAAGTCTAGCCGCTAGGGGCGCCGTCGCCCCCGAATAGAGGACCGCCGACCCACCCGCAGTAGACCGTATGCGGGAGGATCGGCGGCCGTTAGACGCGCTTAGAACGCGTCCTGGTACTAGCGCCCGTTCTGGTGCAGCGAGCGTGCGACGCCGAGCGCGCCGAGCCCGCCGCTGCCCGCGCCGAGCGAGATCGCGAACTGAGTGAAGTCGATGCTGTGATTCGCCAGCGCGATGATCGCGCCGACTGCCAGCACCAACGTCAGGATCGTCGTGAGATGCTCCGTGATGACGTCCAATTGAACCTCCTTCCCCTAGACGATTAGTACGGTTGTTTGAAGGCCCACCCGGTCGTACAGGTCGCAGACCGCCTCGCCCTTCATCCGGATGCAGCCGTGACTGGCCTGCTCGCCGATCAACTCGACGGTCCGGGTGCCGTGGATGCCGATGTTGGCGATGTCCTCGTCACCGCCGAGTCCGAGCCATCGGTCCACGATGGGGTTGTCCTTCGCGCCGCAAGGGAACCGGACTCCGCGAAGCTCCGGGGGTACCCAGTCCGAGTCCGGGTACTGGTACTCCGGACAGCGCGACCCGTTGATGATCTCATAGCGACCCGCTGGCGTCTCGAGACCGGCGACTCCGGTACTGATGTTGTAGTTCTTGACGCGCGTCCACGGACCGAGCGGACGGCGCGACCAAAGCGTCAGCACCTGGCCCGGTCGGTGGACGACTATCTGCCGGTTGCGTCGTACCTTCTTCATGACGGGTAGACCCGGAGGTTGTAGCTGTCGTACAGCCCGCGCTTGACGATGTCGTCCAGCACGTCGTACATCGGATGCTCGACCGTCCCCCAGTCGGACTCGACGATGCGCTTACAGATCGTCTTGGCGTGGACGCCCGGTGTCATGATCGCCTTCATCAGATCGGCGTAGCGCGGTTCGCGCAGCGTGGACACCGTCGCGGCGATGCCGTCCGCCCGGTTCGCGTAGACCTGGACCGGGACCGAGTTGCCGGGTTGGCTGTGAGAAGCGCCCCAGACCTTTGTCGTGTTGAACGCGTTCCAGTCCGTCTCATGGCCCGGAGGGATCGCGCCGTGCAAGTCCTCCGAGCTAGTCGCTCCGCCCTCGCTTTGCCACCAGGCCATCTCCGCGCGAGCGACAGTCTTGCGGCGCGACAGCGGTACGCCGAGCGCGTCGTTGAGATCGTGTAGGTAATGATTGCGGGACTCGCTCATCGGACACGCTGCCAGAGGTAGACGACCAACAGCACGAGAACGATGATGAGCAGTATGGTGATGAGCATCTATCTACCTCCCACTGTAGCTACAGTGATTGACGTCGTTGGGCAGGAACTCGCCTCCGCCGTGGAGCGGGATGCCGTGCGCTCGACACCAGGCGCAGAGCCTCGCCGCGTCGGTGAAGTCGCCAGCGCCCTCATAGGGCTTACAGGTCGCCGTCGGCGGGCAACTGTGATTGCTCGCACGGCCTGCACACAGCCCAGGGCAAGAGGGCTGGCCGCAGATGCCGTAGCAAAGCTGCTCGCTGTATTCCGGCGACCGGAACCCGGACAGCATCACGCCACTCCAAGCGCCAGCGGCGCGAGCCGCGAGCGCAGCGCGACCGATCCAACCGGCGACCGGCTTGCCATCGACCGTCACGATGAGGCTGCCGTCCGAATGCGGAGGCTTGGGGTCGTTGTGTTCGCGAATCCACTTGATGCGCTTGGTGTACGCCTCGTCCGCCTTCTTGAACCCGGCGGGATTCTTCGCCTGCTTCGCTCGACGGCGCGCCCAGTTGCGAGCCTTGATCCATCGGTGGATGCCGTGGCCTAGCGCCCACCGCCAGACGGACCCGTAGCCGCCCCATTTGTACCGCTGTTGCGGACCGTCAGCGCCGTCGTGCTGATGCTTACCCTTGGGCATGTCGCCTCCTAGTTGAGACTGTTGTGGTGGAACGGATGCGCGGCGGTGTCCGTGAGTCCGGTCGCGAACGTCGCCGTCCTAAGCCCGGTCGCGTTGTTGTCATGGACGTTGTAGCTCGCCAGCGACGTAGCTTGGATCGCGTTGCCGCACTCCATGTACGCTGAGTTGAACCCGTTGAACTCGCAGTCGTGAATCCGGACATCATTCGCGGCGCCGTTGAGGATCGCTGCCGCGTCCAGCTTACCCCGCAGCACCCCGGCGCCGCCGTTGGCGGTGATGTCCGCTCGTGGGCCGACGCCTCCGCCCGTCTGATTGGTCGTCACGGTGAAGCGCGTCTTGCTGGTGACCTCCTTCACGCAATACGTCGGACCGGCGGTTACGTTCGCCCCAAAGGTATGGCTCACCGTAGAGAACCGAATGAGATCGCCAACCTGTAGGTCGTGGCCCGTACCGTCGTTGCCCGCTGTCGAAACTAGCTCGTTGGAGTTGGCGATGCTGTCGATGATCGTGATCTGATCCTGGAGGAAGGCGACGTCATGCGCAAGGAACGTCTGGACGCCGCTGAGTCCGGCGCCGTGCATGTACAACCCCAAGTTGTCCTGGAACTTGTAGCGCCCTCCGTTGATCTCGATGTTGCGCCAGATGCCGGTCGTATCGCTCTTGTCAAAGTGGAGCGTCACGCCAGCCCGCGAGCTACAGTGGCAATGGTCAAGCCATAGGTCGGTGATCGTGTTGCCGGTGCCGCCGCTGCTAGCGTGAGCGTACACGGTGCCGTTCGTCGCGCCGTCCATGACGCAGCCCTTCAGGTTCCAGTTGAAGCAGTCGCCGTACGTTACGTCGATGTCAATCCAGAACGACTCGCCGCCCTGAACGAACACGTCGGTGAACCAATGTTGGTCGTTGTTGGAAGCTCCAGGGCTGCCTGGCGGGTGACAGTAGATGACTCGCCCTCCGCCAAGGTCGCTCGTCGCGCACTGGACGTTGTCATAGTGTCCGGACGTACCATTCTCGATGTCAATCCGGTTCGCCGTCGGAGTGCCGCCGTTCAGCGAGCCGATGACGTTGCTGACCCAGTACCTCTGGACCCGCGCGTCATAGCTGCCGGTGTAGAACGTACCTCCGGTCACAGCAGTACTGATGTTGTGCTGCGCTCCGCGAGCCGCGCCGACGTTGTCCTGGCGGTTCTTGAGGGTGAAGGTCGTCGGACTTGGTACCGTCTCGACCAAGTACGGCGCATAGCCGCCGTCCAGCCCGTCTACGATGTTCCCCGGCAGCGGGTGGTCATCGGTGAAGACCACCGGGTCGTTCACAGCCAGGCCATGCGCGGCGCCGGTGGTCAGCTTCTCCAACCCGGTGTCCACGGCCGTGATCGTCCGGGCCGCTGTCGCTATTGGATTGTCCATCGCGCGACTGGGGTTGACGCCGTACGGTTCGTTGACGTCGTTCAGGTCGCCGGTGCCGACCGAGACGATGCCGCTCGTCTTGTTGCAGGTGATGTTCTCGACGGTCAGGTGGCCGCCCTTGTTCAACACGATGGGGTTCTGCCCGCCCGACGGCGTGGTGGCTGTGTTCAGCCGGACGAACGATCCGACCGCAGCGCCATTGCCGGCGCCGGTGATGATCGACCGCGAGATCGTGACCGTCGCTCCGCCGGGGGGCGGGGCTGTGCTGAGCGTGATCGAGTTGGGGTCGGTCGGATCGCTCGCGGGCAAGATCCCCGCGATGTAGTACGTCGTCGCGTTGTGCTGAGTGCTGTCGAAGTATTCCGATGCGATCCCGGTCGGCGACGAGATCGCGCCCGTGTTATCGACGGCGAAGCCGGGTCCGTAGAACTTGATGGGGTCTCCGACGTGCAAGCCCGCGACGCTGCTCAGGTAGACCCGATTGGTACCAGTTACTATCGCCGACACTTCGCCCTCGACGCTGTTCTCATCGGTACAGGTGAGCTTGAAGTCGCTGATGGAGAAGTATGACATGCCCCGGAACGGCGGGTCCTTTTGGGTGAGCGCGAAGTCCAAGAACGTTTCCTTACCAGACCCCACCGTGAAGAACGTACCGGCGCCGCCCGACATGACAAGCTCCGTCGCCTGGCCCGCGCCGTGAATCCAACCGCGCAATGCCTGTTGCTGTACGCCTTGGATCGGAGGGTCACCCGTCGCCAGCCAAGCTTTTGGTATGCCGCTCTGGACGTACCGTCCGGCCGGACACCAAAGCTCGTCGTACTCGCCAGCGTTGTAGCTATCGATGGCTTTGTTCCAGGCGCCCAGGTTATCGGCGCCGATGATGCCCTCGCCGCCAAAGTCCACGACGAAGTTCCTCCGCCGGGGATCGGTGTTCTTGCTATGCGGGTCGCCGCCACCAGCGCGAGAAGTCAACTTGAGCTTGGTGACCTGCTGCTCAAGCGCAGCGAGTCGGCGCCCGACGTTCTCCATCGCTGCCGTACCCGCTGTCATGAGAACACCTGGGTCTTGCGCGTCTGCCCGGTCATCGTACCGTCGCCCATTAGGGGGATGGATACGGCGTCTAGTACGTGCGTCTCATCGACGCCGATACGCTCGCGGCTGATGCCGATGATGTCAAGCGCCCGCGCTCGCGGGTCGATCAGCGAGCCAAAGTCGATCTGTTGGTCCAGTCCGATCTTCGTCTGGAGGATCCCGCTCGTTGCGTCGCCCGCCTGGATGTCGGTCGTGATGAACTGAGACGAGTAGAAGAACGGCACCTTGCCAAACTTGCCGTAGTAGTAAGTGGGCGAGTTGGGGTTGTTGTCCAGCGCCGTCCCGGTGATCGGCGTCGTCAGCGAGCCGCTATCGCCGGTCACCAACACCTTGTTTGCGATTCCCTCGCGGGTCCACTCCTTGCCAGCCGCCGTCAAGACCTCACCCTCGTTGAAGTGCCGGTCCGGGTCGCCGGTCGCTGTCGGCGTCGGCGTCATGACCGGCACGCCGTCATCGTTGAAGTACGCCTCCGCCCCAACGGACGTAGCGATGCCCTGGACAAAGGCCCAAGGGTCGTCGCCAGCGGACGCCTGGATGGATGGCGTAGCGAAGTCGTCGATGGTGAAGAAGGTGTCCATGTCCGCGTCTGGGTAGATGCCGGAGATGATGCCACGTACGATCTCGAGAGCCGTCTGCGACCCGGCCAGCCAGGTCATGTCCTGCTCAAACGCTGCCTCGATGATTCGACACGAACGATCCTGGCCCGATACCTGGAGTGTCAGGTCGCTGCCGGTATCGCTGACCGATGCCGTCTGGATGCGGTATCGTCCCATCGGGATCAACTCGTCCAAGTCGTCGAACCGGATGCCGCTCCAGGCCCGGATGTCGTTGCCATAAGGCACAAGCAGCGAGTCGGCATCGACCGGGATGATGTCATCGTTGGTCACAGCCACCTGCAAGTCTAGCGACGACCGAACCTCCGCCTGCGCGTCGTACGTAACGCTGCCGTCGATGGCCTCGATGGTCGCCAGTACGTCGTCGCCGTCCATCACCTCAAAGTAGCTCGCGACCCGGTGGACGTTATTCACGGCGTCCACGAACCGCTCCGACACCGCGTCCGGGGAGGAGAACAGCCGCTCGCGTTCCGCTACGTCCACGCCAACAGGTTTGCGGTCGGGGTGTCAACCTCGGTCCACGTCAGGTTCTTGAAGTTCACCGGCACCCAAGCCCGGTCCGCTGGCCGCTGGCTGTCCAGGTCGCCGAACACCACCCAACGGTCGGCCCACTCCCAGGTCCGGGGCATCTGGATCAGGAACGGGCCAACGCCGCTGATCAGGTCGTTGAACTCCGCCAGGCTGCCCTTTGGTACGTCGAACGTGATCTCGCCGGTTGGCCCGTCGCGTACGTCGCCGCTGAACACCGGGTGCTCGCGCTCCATGACCCGCACAGCGGACTCCCGCGCTGCCCGCGTATTGCCTGGCTGTGAGATGACGCCGACCGCCATGTTCAAGCCCGGTTCGGTCGCGTGCTTGATCCACGCGCTGTCCGACTCCCAGGCCACCGGGTCCGGAGTCACCTGCCAATCGGAGTGCGACAGCGTGCCTGATACAAACTGGTGGACGCCGCGCGCCCGGTACAGCGCAAGCTCGCCGTTGCCGACATCATAGTCGTAGTCCAGCGGGTCCGGCGCGAGGACCAGGCCACCGCCGAGTAGCGTCCGGATGTCCACCCAGGTGTCGCCGTCGTCGGTGGACCGCTGTATCTGGATGTAGGTCGTATTGACGTCGCCGCCGCTGCCGTGCGTGACGTCGATCTCAATCCGAGCCTCGGTGTCGTTCGGATCGGCCGCAAGGTTCGGTATCGACGGCCGCAACGTCTGGATCGTGAATGCACTGTACGCCCAATCCGACTCATACTTGGTGCCGCCGACGTTCTGCGCCGTCTTCACATACACCCTGTAGTCGTCGTCCGGGAGGTTCACGTGGATGTTGTCGGTCGTCGCCGCGCCGTTGCCGCTGCCGCTGTCGATTGGATCGGCGGTGTCGGGATCGAAGTCGTCCGGTGGTGGCGGAGCGATGGCCGACGGGTCCAAGACCTTCAGGTAGTTCTTCCAGTCGATGATCGGGCCGAGCGTCGGCGTGTCCAAGCCAAAGTAGTAGGTCAGGAAGCCGGTGTCCGCGTCGATCTCCGAATAGATGCCCTGAGCTTGCGCGTACTGAATCCAAGGGTTGGTGCCACCGTTGTAGGTGTAGTCGTCGCCGGACTCAAACTGGAACGCGAGGGTGCTGCCGCCGTTGTCGCCGATGTAGGCGCCGTACTTCTGCAGACACTTCAGGATCGTCTTGATCCAGTCCGGTACCGCCAGCGCGTTGATCTCCGAGACGGGCCGGTCGTACTGGAGCCAGGCACCCATCGGCGGAGCGTTGTGACCGGCGCCGATGTCGCCGGTACCTCCGCCGCTGAGCATCGACGGCCAGACGCGACCGTGCCAACCGTTGATCGCCGCGAACATGGCGTGCGGGATGTTACCGCTGGCAAGCTCCGCGTACCGGATAACGCCGAGTCCGCCGAGGAAGCCCGCTGCCGTAATGCCCCCGCGTCGGTTAGTGCCGACCGTGACGCCAAGCCCGTCGTCGCCGGACCCGGTGAACACGCCCTTGGTACCAAACCCAAACTTCTGGACGCCACCAGGCCTGGTGTGCTGGCAATCCCACAGGTCGTACTCGGTGCCGTCCGGTTGGACGACGAACATCGATGAGTCCGAGCCACCAGCCGGTACAGCCCCGGCCGGAATCCGGATCACGTCGCCCGCGATGTCCGGGTTGTCCCACTGGGCGCCGGCAATAGTGAAAGTCGGGTCCCATCCGCCGGACAGCGTGAACTGCGGGTCGCCTCCGCTCGCGAAGTAGATGGGGTGCTTGAAGTCCTTGACTGAGTCTTCCTGGCCGACCGTCAGCGCGGACACCAGCCCGTTGCCGCGACTGAACATGCTGGTGATGATCTGGTCCGAGTCGGCGCGGTCCGCCGGGGAACTCGACGCGACGGTGTCGTTGAACGGACTGCTTGGGTACCAGGCAGTTGGGGTGCTCGGTGGCGGAGGATTCGACTTGAACGCGATGATGACAGCGTTCCACGAGCGTGCCACTCCGAGCGTGCCATTGAAGGTCTGCTGCGCTGCGCTGGCTGTGACCTGTTTGTAACCGAGCTTCTGCGTCACGTTCGATGCCGCCGTGTCACCGGCCGTTCCGTACACCGCCGTACCCGCTGGCAACAGCGTGAACCCGGTGGACGTGATCGTGTCGGTGTCGGTGTCCGGTCCGAGTAGCGTATGCAGCCCGACCCAGAGCATGTCAGTCGCGCCAGCGGGGGTGCCGGAGATCTCCGTCGGCGCCGTATCAAAGTTGAGGTTTTGCTTTCGCTCGCTGAATGGAACCGGCGCGACTTCCATATCAAGCTCGAGAACGCGCATGACGTAAGAACCGAGTACCGGAACACCGGCCATTCCGGAGGTAATGCCCCAAACCGTTCCAGTCGTGATTGGATTCGGGTCGTTGCAGTACCAGATGGACGCTGCCTCGCCGACGGCGGTGCCAGCCGGACTCCACCACATGCCGATGGCTTGGGTGTAGCTGTTGCCCTCGCTGTCCGCGATGACCATGTTCGACGTGATGTCGCCAAGCCCGTTGTACGGCATCCGGACGGACACAGCCAGGAGAAGAGCTTTCGGCGTACCACTCGACCCAACGCTAATCGGATCGGCGGTGAAGAAGCCTCCGGTCGCCGGGTCGCGCTTGCCCTTGGAGATGCCCAGGTTGGTCAGGACGGCCGGGGCTGCCATTAGCTGAACGCTCCGGAGTCAAACGCCTTCCACCTGAAGCTAGTCTGTCCGCCGCCCGCCTCGTCCAAGTCGTTGTCCCAATGGATCGGCGGGGTGTCGTCGTCCGTGACCGAGCCTGTAGGGTCGTTGACCGTCAGGGTGGGCTGCCGGACGTATTGCGTACCCCAGACGATCTCGTACAAGCGCCCTCGGTACCCGTCCGTGTAGTTGCCGAACATCCGCCAATGCATCCAAAGCTCCGGGTTGGTGTGTGGGAATCCGAGCGGGTACTTGTCACTGCGACTCGACGCCACCGCAGCGTACAGGGTCTTGGGCGCCGTGTTCAAATAGTCGATGCGCGCAATCTTCTTCTCAAGGTGCTGCGCGTCCTCCGGTGGACTAGTTGACGCCGGGTCCGCGCCGCCGTCGCCCGATGGATACATCCACATGTTGACAAGTCGGAATGGGAAAGGCTCATAGTGAATGCCTGGCGCGCCGTCCGGGTCCGGCGGGATATCCGGCGGGGAGACGGACGCCAGCCGCATAGCGATGAGGTCTTGGGTGATGATTGCTCCGGTCGGAACGGCCGGGACGCCGAATCTCACGACCAGCCAACCCTCGTCGCCGCCACCCAGACTCAGATAGCTAGCGTCGCTGTCGTCGTTCAGCGCGCCCTGGGCGCCCCCGCCTCCGCCGACGACGGTGAACCCGTGAGCGCCCTGGCTGATGTACCTCGTCGCCGATGGCCTTGTCGTGATGACGGTCAAGAGCGCGGGAACCTCAAGTTACGCTTCAACTGAAGGTGCTGCTTGCGGTCGCGGACTTCCAGCCTGGCGTCCATGATGTCGCCGATCTTATCGCCGTTCAGGTACAGCGGACCGTTGAGCACTACGTCGCCGCCGCTGCCGCTGCCGAGCGGTTCGATGCTGCCGCCCTCCGCCGGGAGTACAGTCTCCCGGTCCGCTAGCAAGACCGGACCCTCCCCGCCGGGGATCGGAGCACGATACGTCCCGCCAGCGTGCGCTACGGGGATCGGAGGGCCGCCGGGTAGCGTGCCGAACGGGTCCACGCGGAACGCCCCGGCGCGGACCAGATTCGCGAAGTCCACCAGCCCCGCGATGTCCAGCGCAGCCGGTGCATTGTAGTCCTTGATCTCAGTTTTCGGTAGCTCCGCCTGGATGTCCTTGAGCCGCTGTTGTACGTCGAATATCTCGCCACCAAGGAACCCGTACGGCGGCAGCACCGTCTTGTGCCCCATCGGTCCATCCAGCCCCTGGATGTCCACGAGCGTCGAACCGTTCTTGCCGACCAAGTCTTGGTACCGCTGCTTGAGTCCGCTGATACGCCCCTTGATCTTGCCGTCCTGATCCTTGAGCTTGGGCAGCAGCTTGGACAGCCCGCCCTTCTCGTCGCCAAGCTCGCCCATCCGCAACGAGTTGTCAGCCTCGGCGATGTAGACTCGCGCCAGGTCGCGCAACGTCGCCGCTCCGGGTCCGCCGTAGCCCCGCAGGTCGTCCATGATGTTGCGGAGCCGGGTCGTCGCAAGCTTACGGTCCTTGTTGTCCTTCGCCCTACCGAACTGATCATTGGCGCTCGCGAGTTGGTCCATGAACTTCTTCACGGCGCCGCCCTTGGTCTTAGGGATCTTTCCGGCTGCCTTCTTCGCGTCGTCCAGCTGGGAGTCAAGGTGGCGCTTCTTCGCCTTCAGGTCGTCTTCCTGGCCGCCGATTCGCTTGATGTACTTCTGCCATTTCTTGACCTCGGCGGCCACGCGCTTCTCGAGCTTCTCGCCCTTCTTCCGCTTATGGTCCGCCTCCTCGCCAGCGCCGAGCACCACGTTGCGGTAGCTGCCCAACTCTGCTAGCTCCGAGCCGAGCCAACCTGGCTCTGTCTTACCTCTCACAGCCACCAGGTTGGCGGTGAATAGCTCCGTCCACTTCGCCTGCGCTTCCTTCTCGGTCGCGTACGCGCCGATGAGCTTGTCGTCCTCGTCGCGGACTTCATACGGCGTCGCGTTACCCGGCGTCATGTCCTTGAAGATACCCATCGTGAAGTCCGGTGTCAGCGACTCCGCGCGCCCCGCAAGCTCGTCGTCTAGGTCGATGGCGAACTGTCCGTCCTTCAGAGCCTTCTCCGTCTTGTCGCTGAGCAACAGGTTCTTACCGAGCTTGCCGATGTGCTTCTGGATCTTCTTGATCCGCTTCTTCGCGTGCTTGCCGGCGGGGAACGGGTCGGGCAACTTGATCGGCGGGTGACCGTGGTGGCTATGGCGTCCCGCTCCGGGGCTGCCGCCCTCGCCCTGTCCGTGGCCGTGTCCGCCCGGCGGTCCGGCGCCACCGTGAACCTTGCCGCCCTTCTTCAGTCCGATCAGCCCGCCTTCCATCGCCTTCTTGACGTCCACATCCTCGTTCGGATGCCAGCCAATCGCGTTCGCGAGTCCGGTCTGGATATCCACGAGGTAGTGGCCGTCGCCAGCCTGTCCGGAGCCGATGTCATTCTTCACCGCCAGCGCAGCCCGGTTGGAGTTGGGCATCTTGAACTGAACCTTGCCCATCGGCGGGATACGCGTACCGAGTACGTCCTCAAGGTTCGGATGCATACCGGCGTTGGCGCCGGCAAGCAGCAACTCCGCGAAGCCCATCCCGCCAACGGTGCCGTACGCGCCCTGCTGACCGTCCAGACCCTCCGCCGTCGCTCCGACGCGGAACCATCCGCCCGGTTCGGCGGGGAAGGTACCGGAGCCGACGCCGGGATCCATCGGCGCAAACTTGGACAGGAACGAGTTGGCCGCGTTGCGGACCTTGTCGAGCGCGCCCTGGCCAGTATCCTTGATCGGACCGTCCGGACCCTGCAAGATCAGGCGCGCGATCTTCTCGGCCATCGCGCCGCCGACTCCCGCGCCGCCGAGTACCCTGGCAATCGACGCGACCCAGGCCTTGTTCTCCGGGGACGACAGCGAGTTGACATCGACCGCGTGGCCCGAATAGTGATCAGTCGGATAGTGCGCGTGCGAGCTTGTCGTGACCGGGCCAAAGTGGAACGGGTTGCCAAAGCTCGTCGTCTGAAACTCGCCGACGCTGTTGCCCATCTGCTGTAGCTGATGGCCGATGTTGATGAGCCACGGGATCGAGAACGCCGAGATGTGGACGTGTGAGTTAGCGCCCGCGTGGTCCGGGTCGTACGTGATCGGCGGAACGGTGTAGGGTCCGAGCGCGAAGTCCAATCCGCTGCCGCCGACCGTACCTCCGCCAGCGAACCGCTTGCGCATCTTGTTGATGCCGAGTAGCTTCTTGGGACCGATCTTCTGCACCGCGTCCGGCAGCACCGCTAGCTCACCAGGCTCCAACGCGACCGGGACCATCGGAGCCGCCTTCTTGTTGACAACGACGCTGCCGTGCGGCAACATCGTCTCGAACGTGTCGCCGGTACCGTGGCCCGGTACTAGGAAGCCGCCCGTCTGACCCTTGCCGGTCTTGGGCTGCGCGAGCGCCCCGACAGCCGCCTTGGCGATCTTGAAGCTGATGTTCTTGCTGACGCCGAACGCCTTGAGCGCCGAGTTGACGTTCTTACCGAGCGTCCCCATCCCGCCGCTGCCCGATATGACGTCCACCATCGACTTCCAAATGTTGGCCATGCCGCCCGCCATGAACGCTGCCTTCTTCTGCGACCCTAGCCCGATGTCATCGAACGTACCAAAGATGTTGGAGCGCAAGTCGCGGTACTCGCCCATCAGCTTCTTGTTGCCCTGGGCCGTTTCCTTCACCTGGCCTAGCAGCGTCTTGACCGCGATCTGGCGCGCGCCGTCCGGCATCTTGCCGAGTTCCTTCAACACGTTGGACACGCCGTCCTTGGTGATGTTCCTGCCGTTCTTCATTCCGGCAGCGAGCGACTTGCCGAACCCGGCAGCGAAGTGAGCGGACGGGTCGCGCAGATCGGCGTCATGGATCAGCTGCTGTACCTTCTGCAGATTCGCCTTGGTCTCCGGAATGGCGCCGGACTTCATGCCCCGACCGATTGCCTCCGCCATAGCCCGCATCGACTGGGCTGTGGCCTCGCGCCACCGCTTGCCGTGATTGGGGAAGAGTTGGTCGATGGTCTTCAGCGCGTCGCTGAACACGTGCTTGATGTCCGACATGTTCACGAGCACGCCGGACCGGAGCTTCACCAGGGCTGCGTTCAGCTGGCGACCGAGCTTCTCGGACGTCTTGGGATCGACCGTGAACATGTTGCCCGGAATGACCACGCCCTGCTTCGCCGCGAGCCGAGCCGCTACGTTGGCCGCCGCGTTGACCTGCCGACCTAGCTTCTTCTCGTCCGGCGTCATGCCCTGCCAGACGTCACCAAAGTTCTCGTCCGCTGTCGCGCGGTGGAACGCGACCCAGGTGTCGTGGGCCATGAACTTGGCCTTGCGCGTGATCGCTGCCGCTGTCTTGATATCCACCTGGCCCAGACCCTCGCCGCCCAAGACCTCCGTCAGCGCGGTGCCGCCGTGAGCGAGTCCGGTCTTCATCTGATCGGCGAACTGCTTCTTGAATATGTCGGCCGAGTCGCCGCCCGCTAGCTGAGCGAACGGGCCGCCGACTATCGGCAGGCTTGAGTAGAAGTCCCGCAGGCCCGTCGCGACCCCGCTCTCACCGGCGATGTCACGTCCGTTGATCGCACTGCTAATGCCCTCAGCGAACCCTTGGATTGCTACGCCGCCGAGCGCGCCCCATCCCCTCTTGATGAGGAATCCGAGCGCCGCCGACGAACTGAAGTCGCTGATGTCCTGAGAGATCCGTCCGCCCGGTAGCACCGACGCCGCGATCTGCCCGCCCAACGCGATCATCATCGCGCCGCCCATCCGATTGCCGACACCAGCGAAGTAACTCGACATCGCGCCGCGCGCCTTGCCGATGCTCGTCTGGAGCGTCTGGGTGAAGCGCCCGCCGAACGTCTGGGCCGCCGTCGTCGCAGCGACCTTGGCCCCAACGGACTTCTGGATCGCGGTGCTGGTGCTCTTCACCGCTGCCGGACTCGTGACCTCCTTGCTGATTGCCGGAGGTATCGCCTTGCCGATGGTGTTGCCCATCGATGCACCCATCCGCCTGAAGGTGCCGGCCGGTGCAAACAGCTTGATGAGCGCCGCGCTGATGGCGAGCTTGCCGAGCGGGTCCGCGTCGATGAAGCCCTTGATGAATCCGCTCGTCGCCGTCGCGCCGATCTTCACCGCTGCCTCCGCGACCTTTGGCCCAGCGTTCGCGACGGCGCCTGCGATCATGTCGGACAGCTTGGTGATCTTCTCCGCGAAGCCCATGTGTGGATCGGTGACGACCTTGGTGACGTCCTGTAGCGCGCCCGCCAATGCCGGCGCCGCGTCGGTGCCAAGGGTGATGAGCATCGCATCGACGTTCGCCAGCGCGTTGTGTAGCTGATTGATTGGGTCGGCGCGAGCCTCCTTGAGCTTCTCGTTGAAGTCGCCCGCCGTCTTGCCAACCTCGTCATACCTCGTCTTCAGGTCGCCGACGTTCTGGATCAGGGTCAGGATGCCGGACGACGTACGGCCGCCACCGAACGCGTCATTGATCAACTGGAACTGCTGCGCCTTATCGCCCGCTTCCTTGAGGTGGTCCGCGAGCAACTGGACGGACGGCACCAGCCCCTTGTGCTGCATCATCTCGCCCAGCTGCCCTTGCTTGATACCGATGGTCTCGAGAGCAGCCTTGGCCTTATCCGTCTGCGCCCCTAGCAGCGAGAAGGTCATTCGCAGGCGGGTAGCTGCCTGCTGCGCCGGAACGCCGCGAGCGGTCATGACGTCCAGCGCAGCGCCCACGTCGTGTAGGCTGAGTCCGGCCGCCTTTGCGGAGGGCAGGATGCCGGTAGACAGCGCCGACGTCAGGTCCTCCATCCGCAGGTCGCCGTGGCCGACCGTCGCGTTCAGAGTACCGATGGTCTTGTCAAGGTTGCCGGTGCCCTTGATGCCGGTCTCGATGGCGGACACCAACGCGTACGTCGTGGACTCTAGGTCGGACTGGCCGACCGTCGCGAGCTTTTGCGCCGCGTTGAGGGTCTTCATCGCCTTGGCGCCGTGCTGTCCAGCCGACTCGATGTGGAACAGAGCGTTGGCTAGATCGTTCGGCGAGAAGGTGGACTTGCGCGACAGGTCTAGTACGGCGCCGCTGAGCTTGTTGACCTCCGACTTGCTCGCGCCCGCCTGGGTACTGATCTGCTGCATGGAGTGTTGAAACTCGGCTGCGCTCTTCACAGCCGCAACGCCAATCGCAGCGACCGCGACCGCGCCGACCTTTCCGACGGCAGCGAGTCGCGACCGCAGCGTTGAGGACTTCGCCTGCTTCATCAGCGGAGCGAAGTTGCCGATGATGTCTACATAGCCGGTGCCGACCTTGGTCAGTGCCACGAGCTAGAGCACCTCACCCGTCCGTCCAAAGAACGATGCCAGCGCCGACATGTCAGACAGCGATGTCACTTTGTTCCGGGTACGTTGTTCCGACTCCGCAGCCGCCTTGGCTGTGAAGTGTTCCGGTCGTTGGATCGTGAGAGGCTTGCCCTTGGGCTTACCTCCGAGCGCGGTGAAGATGAGTCGGCTCCACGCATCCGTAAGCTCGCATTGGATCGCTGCCAACTCGTTCGCGTTCGTCCACGACTGAGCATCGTCGTACTCCTCGCGCCACAACGGTGCCTCAGCGGGCAGCCCTTGGACCAGCGCCCAGATGCGTCGGACGCCGAGCTTGCCCCACTCGTCTGCGAGGTTGATGCCATAGAACTGTTGGAAGGAAGCCTCAAGCAGATTCCATCGGTCTGCTAGGAGTCCGTTGAGGCTCCAGATTCCCCCGTGATCAACCCGTACGCTCCGAGCGCGTCGTCGATTAGCTCCGCCATCGGCGACTTGCTGTCCTCGTTTTCCGGGTCCGCGTAGACGTCCTCCTCATCGAGATGGTCCAGCACCTTCGCGAACTGCTCGGCGCCGATGACCGACTCGATGAGACGAGCCTGCCCCTGGAAGTCGTTGTCGCGGAGGATGCCGAACCTCCAGATGACCGACTCGCGGAGCTTTGGGGGCAGAACGATCTCCAGCCCCATCCACTCGATGATGTGCTCCTGATCGGAGCCTTCCTCTTGGGCGGCGTTGGCCGCCGCGCCGTTGCTTGGCGCGGCAGCCTTTGCCTTGCTGGCGGTTGCCATCAGGAGAAGTTCCCGAAAGCAAGCTCGTCGTCGCCGACGAAGTACCAGCTGCGGTCCTTGTTGTCCGGCGACAGCGCGCCGAACGTGATGGGCAGGACGGCGATGCCGGTCCGGACCAGGGTGGTCTCGACCGCCTCCGTGACGTTGCCACGGTAGACGACGATGCGGCAATGCCGGTCGCCATCGACAAAGTCGATGACCAGGGCATAGTCCGCGAGGGCAGCGGTGTCCGCTGGCGGGTCGTACCGGAAGACCCCAGCTGCCGGTTCGGACCACTCCCCGCCGCCAAAGGCGAGCGCGAAGTTGTCCTGATTCCACTGCTCCAGTTGGAACGCAGCGGTGAGCTGCCTGGCAGTCACCAGACGACGAACCGGCGTCGCCTTCTGCCAGGCCATGATGTCGTCCACGGTCGGAGTCGCCGTGAAGGTGACGCCGTCCTCGGTCGTGTAGCCCAGGTCCGAGAAGTCCGACAGGGTCGCTGTCGGGCCGCCTGCGTTCGTGGGCATGGTCGGGTTGTCTGCTAGGTTCGCGAGCCGGACATTGCCGGAGATCGCGACGACTAGCTCCTCAGAGTCAAAGGCCAAGTCGCCTTCTCCAATCGCCCCGCAGGGCTTTGTTGATGTCTATGCTTGGCCCGCAGGCGCGCTATCGTGTTACGGTTTGGGAGCGTTCTCGAGCCGCAGCCCGGCCGCTACCACAGCCCGCCTCAGCGGACTGTAAGCTGGATTGTTGACCGATCCAAACTCTACGATGTGCCAGACGCCTCGTGGGTTCTGGTACAAGACCCGGTCGCCCTCCGAACGGATGTACTGATCCTCATCACCCGGCGCGATCTCCTTGGCGTGGTCCGCGACGTCCTTGGCCGTCGATCCCGCGAACGCCTGGAACGCTGCTTCCCCGGCGATGCCCTTGGCAATCGCCTCGACGTTGAGCATGTTGAATGAGAAGGCCATCAGGTGATAGTGTAGGCATAGATTACCGCGTCCAGCACGAACCGATCTCGTGATGGCTCGAAACCATCGCTATCCGGCATAGACATCGGGCCGGTACCGCGTGACACGTAGCTCACAGCCACGTCGTCGTCCTCGTCGGTCGGCGCGTCGTACACCTCACCGGGGAAGTCCGTTCGCAGTAGCGCATAGACCGTTCGCGACAGCCGCTCCGCCTCCGGTTTGCCGCCCTCGGCGCCAGCGTAGCAGTTGAACTGCATCAGGTACTCCTTGACCCTGTCTGCCGGATCGCTCGTGTTGCTGGCGACGTTGAGTTGGACGACCTCAACCCAAGCCTCGGTCCGCCGGTCCTCCGGTGGCGGGTCGCTGACGACCCGGATGCCGTCCAGGTTGGAGCGCAGGAAGTCGCTGACGACCTTCATCATGTACGGGTCAAGCGTCAGATCGCTCATGCTTCCTCCTCCTCAATCGGAGCGCCAACGTCCTCCTCGTCGTATGCCACGTCCATCAGGTGCTGCCGCGAGTCGCTGCTCCAGGTGGCAAACTCGTCCGGAAAGTAGAGCCGCACGAGGTTCTCCCGCCCGATGACCCCGGCCGCTTGGTACTCGTCCGACGCCTTCAACTCCGCCAAGTCCGCGTACGCGCTCAACTCGCCTCCGTTCCGGGCACCCGCGTCTGCTTGGCGGTCGCCTCAACGTGCCAGACCTGTTCGCCGCCGGACTCTGCTTGCCACGAGTCGCCGACGAACTCAAAGTCGCCCATGTCCGTTCCGGTCCGCTCGTTGAAGACGCCCCGGAGCGCGTCGCCGGTCCGGACGACGGTACCCGGCGAGAAGATGACGAGCCAGGTCGTGATGCTCGCCTCGCCCGCTGCTACCGGCTCCTCCCGCTGTTGTTGCTGTACCTCGCAGTGGACGGTGATCGCTGTTGGCACCTTGATCTCGTTGCCAAGCTCGTCTACCTCGCCGGACCCGTCGCGCTGGATGAGGGTCGCGGTCTTGGTCAGGTGATCAATGAGCGCCACTTACTAGCTCCTTCATGCCGTCCGCGTCGTTCGCCTTGGCAAGCATACCGTAGCTCTTCATCAGGCGCCATCCGTCCGGGTTCCCTACGCGCCTATCCTGTCGCTCCGGGGACGGATGCCACAGGTGCAGTAGGTTGGCCTGTCCGCGCTCCGGGCTGCCCGCTAGCGTCCTTAGAGCAAAGCCCCACGACTCGTCCTCCTGGCCCCATCCGACGAACCGCTCATCCATCGGTACATCCAACAGCGTCTGCCGCTCCGCGACGACGAACCCTCCGCCAGCAAGCCCCTCATACTTCCGAGCCGCGTCCTCCGCCTTGAACACTCCGCTGGCTATCAGTACCTCGGTGCCCTTGGGCGACAGCCGATAGACGTTGAAGTGAGGAATGGCCCACTCCGCTGCGCCGCAGGTCACAGCCATCACCGACCGGGCCAAGCCCGTCGTCCAGCAATCCGCGTCCGCGACGATGACGACTCCGGGTGGAGCGTCGGCGATGCCGGCGTTGACGATGGCACCCTTGCGCCACTCGCCCTCGTCGCCGGTCCGGATGTCGATGGACCAGTCCGGGTGCCAACGCTCATACTGCTTCACGATCCAACGCAGCGCCCGCCTCCGCTCCGGGCCGTTGTTGGCGCTCCAGGGGATGACTACGCGGGGCATGGGTCCTTGATCAACTCCGGGTCCGACGTCTCCTTGTACAAGTTGGTCCAGTAGAAGTCTTGGAGCGCCTCGTCGCCGCCCTCCGCGTGGATCGCTCCGAACTGTCGCAGGTGCGGGCTGATGTCGTCCGGCAGCGTCGTGAGCATCCGCCCTCGGTACCCGTTCAGCGCCTTGCTGATGAACTGACTCGGCGACCGATAGGGGAAGTGCCGTATCTCCAACTTGTAGTTGAGCGTCGATGGATACTCGCCGTCGTAATGGACCGAGTGAGCGCCCTCCGTGAAGGTCATGTTCTCCGCCCAACGCGCAGCGACCTTGGACAGCGGGCTTGCGGTCCGCTGCCGGTACGCGAGCCTGTCGAACGGATGGTCCCCCGGATGATCGGTCGGAACGTGAGTGATCAACTCCGCCGTCCATATCCATCCGCGTGGGTTCGCCCTGATCGCGTCCGCCACGGTCAGGTCGCGGTCCGTCGCGTACCAAATCTCATCCGCGTCGAACGGCACGATGAACCCTCCGCCAACCTCGCGCGCCAGGGCTGTGATCTTCCGCGCCTGCCAGTGGGCCGGGTCCGGGTCGTCGCCGACCCAACAGGGCAAGTCCTCGAGAAGCTCGCGCGTGCCGTCCGTCGAACCGTTGTCGATGGCGATGACGCAGTCCACCTGGCCCGCCATCCAGGTGATCGTCCGCTCGATGATGTCCGCCTCGTCCTTGACGAGGGTGATGGCAACTACGTCACGGGGCATAGCACCATTCCGTTCAGCCGGTCGTCCTCGTTGGGGTGCTCGCGGTTCAACTCGGTTAGCTCCGTGTCCACGCGCCAGCCCCGGTTGTTGAACCGCCGGGTCCAATACTTCCGTGGGCGGAGGTTCACATGCCGGTGTCCGACCTGGCCCGGATGGGCTGCCGTGAAGTAGATCACCTTGGCGGCCGAGTTGGTGATGTTGGTCACCAGCGTCGATGCGTGTCGCGGTTCGATGTGCTCCGCTACCTCGCGGCACCAGATCAGATCGGCCGACAGCGACAGGTTGTGCGTCAGGTCGCGGACGATGTACCGCTCCGGAGGGAACAACACCGCCTCGCGCAGCAACTCCGCGCCGTCTACCCCGTACACGTCCAAGTCCGCCTCCAACATCATCGCTACGTCTACGCCGAGTCCGCACCCCAAGTCCAGCGCCGTCTTCACGTCGTACTTGACGATGATCTCGTTCAGGGTCCGCATGTAGTAGTTGTCCGGCAACCGCTGCCGCTCATACAACTCCGGGTCCGTGTAGATGGTCTCGTCGCTCATAGCTTCAGGTACAACTCGCTACCGAGGATCTCACGCAGATGGGTACTCGGTCGTATCTGCGACTTGTACGCCGTCACCGCTGCCCGCTTCAACTCCTCCGGGATGCGGTTGCCCCGCGACCGGGTGATGCCAAGCTCGCTGAGCTTCGCCCTGAACTCATGCTGGTGCTCCGCCATCCGGGTGTACGGCAGGTCCGCGTACAGCCAGGCGTCCAACCCGCGCTCGCGGCTGATGCCGATGAACGCCGACGCTACCTCGCGGTGGTCCGGGTGGCCGATGCCGAGCGGTCCGGCGACCTCCTCACTCCGGACGCTGAACAACGCCTTCTCGACCGCCTCGCACACCGCGCCGTTCTCGCGCCCGTACGCGCCGTCTAACACGTCGCAGTGTAGCGGGGTGGCCCTAAGCAGGCGCGCGGCGTAGCGATCTTCTACGCGCCTCTGGAGCATGGCGTCGGCGCCAGTCTCGAACCCGCTCGCTACGTCGAACGTACTCGGCGCCGCACCCTCCGGAGGTACCCCGGCGCAGATGGTGACGACGGTTGAGCCTTCACACAGCCCCGCTGCGCTCCAGACGGCGTCATCCAGATGGGTGCTGACGACGATCACGGCGCCGGGAACCTTTCGGCGCACGGCGGCAGATCACGCAGGTCCTCGATGATCGACTTGTCGGCAAGCTGCGCCTTGGCCGCCTCGACCGAGTTGTGCATAGCAATGATCAGGTCCGGCGGCAGCGGGCCGATGGACAGCCCGCGAAGCTCCGTGCGGAGCGCGCGACTGACGGCAATGGCCGCCTCCGCCCGCCGCAGCTGGCGCTCCGACAGCGTGGTGATGATGTTCTCGATCTTCGCCGCGACCGTCTGGCAGGTCTCCACTTGCGAGTCGCGGATGTCGCTCGCCTGATTGAGCGCCCGGACGTACAGGAACACGCTCAGGAACAGCGCGACGAACACCAGAGCCGCCGTCATCGCCATCGGCACCTTCCAGTCGCGAAAGATCTTCTCCACCCAGTTGTCAAACATGCTCCGTTTGCGGCCCTCCATCAGTGACCTCCGCTCAATAGCGTCACGATGCCGAGGATCGCCCCGACGACCGCCGAGCCGCTGGCCCATAGCGCGATCTTCTCCGGTCGCGATAGCCCCGCGACCCTCGCGTTGGCCGACGCCTCGATGCTCTTGATGTCCGCTCTGATCTCACGTATGTCGTACTCCATGTTACGTTGCCTCTCTTCCATCCGGGCAAGTCGCTCGCCCTCGTCGGCCATCATAGGACGCTCGCCTCATCCGGCCAGACGGCCGCTTCAATCTGGCGGTGCCAATCGACGGTGACCTTGTTCGCCTGCCGGTTGCGCGAGCCGGGTCGTCTGTACGCCGTGTACACCGCGTCCGGTACCCGCTCAATCGTCGCGCCGGCACGCCAACAGCGCGCCCATAGCGCCCAGTCCTCCGACCAGCCCCACTCCTCCCAACCGCCGACGCTGCGCGCCAACTCGGTCCGGACGGCGGTGCCGATGACCATCCAGTTGCCGTACCGGAGGCAGTCGCCGACGCAATCGTGATCGTCGTGAGCATAGACGTGGGGCCAGTACGGGTCCGTGGCCCTGAAGTTGCTGTAGTGCATCTTGACCATCGGCGGGCGCAGATCGCCGGACCCGTTCGCCATGGCTGTGAGATACCCCGGAGCGAGCGCGTCGTCAGCGTCCAGGTGGATGGTGAACTCGGTCTCAACCTCCGCCAGACCAGCGTTGCGCGCCTCCGCCAGCGTGCCGGCGTGTTTGTGAATGACGCGAGCGCCTTGCTCACGCGCTGACGGGATCGCACGTCGGACAGCGAGCTTGCGCCAGACGTCCTCGCCGAATGTTCCGACAACTACCGTGAACGCATCTTCCGCCGGGTGCCGATCACCCATGCTCGCCTCCGCTCCGAATACAACGCGCGGTCGCGCTTCGCGTTCCGCTCGCCAATCGCATAGACATCATCCCACTCCTTGGTGCCCCAGATCGGGTGATGGTGTTCAATGACGCAGTCGTCCGCAAAGACAAACTCGCCCCGATAGATCGCCAGCCGGCAAAGCTCGTCGTCGGCGTAGTTGTGATGGTAGCCCTCGTGGAACGCGTGGCCCGGTTCGTTCCACGCTGCGCCCGGATCATCGACATACTCGCGCTCCAACACCTGGGCCGTCGCGTGATTCTTGTCCTTGGTCCTCGGCGTCAGGTCGTTTGTTCCGATCACGCCGGGTCCGCGAGCCGCCATCATCGCGTCGTACCACCCCGGCTTGAACACGGTGTCGTCGCCGCAGACCAGCATGAGCGGCGTGTCGGTCGCCGCTACCGCTGCGTTGACCTTGACCGGGAAGGTGCCGCCCTTGTCAATCCGGTCCACGTCCAGCCCCGACACCATCGTCTGGATGACGCCGAGCGTCTGGTCATCGTCCGGGTCGGTGACGAACACAATCCGGTACTCGCCGAGCGGCGACGTCCTCCGGATGCTGTCAACAAAAGGGATTAGCCCTTGCGCACGGCGGAGGGTCGGAACGATGATGCTAACAGTCGGAGTCATCCGCCCCAGACAGAGTGTCGATCAGCGGCGGCATCATCTGGGGAGGAAGCGGTTGCTCCGGGATGGCATCAATCAGACCCGGTAGCAGCGCCGTGCTGCTACCCGGACCGTTGATGACCCGGCGACACATCCGGCTTTCCTCGTCGCTGAGGAACAACGTACCCGGACCGGCGGAGTCCCCGACGTTGAACCGCTCCGTGACACTGTACTGTCCGAGCGTCTCCGTCGTTGACTGTAGCCCTTCCGGGTTCTGTCCGGCGCGGACGACCATGTCAATGCTTAGCTCGCGGAGGACGCGAGGTACCGGGTCCAGAGCGTCGGCCCAGGCGTCGTCCTTGCCCGCTGCCTCGCCGATGATGCTCGCAGCGGTGATCAGCGCGTCCGTCGCATACGCTTGCTCCGAGTCCGTCAACTCCCGGCCGAGCCGGTTGGCGATGTCTGGTACGGTCGCGAATGCCATCTAAGTCCTCCTCAAGTGTATCGCCGACTCTAGGTCCAGAGCCGACGTCATGAACGGACGGGTGCGATGCTCAAAGCCCCACAGCCTCCATAGCAGCGTCAGCGCCTCGGCGTCCAGCGTACTCGCCAGGCCCCATTGGAACGTCGCCGGGTTGCTCACAGCCCCGCGAAGGTCCCAGAGAATCCGTAGCGGGTCCGCGTTGGCGACGCCAGGGATGTCCCAAACGAACGACTCCGCCAGCGAGTTGACCGGGATCGGCAAGTCCCATAGCAGCCGCTCCGCGTCGGCGTTGACCTGCGCGATCATGTCCCAGAGGAACGTTTGCGTCTGGTCTACCTCGGCGGCCAGGTCCCACTTGAGCATCGACGTCAGACCGTTGATAGCCTCGCCCAAGTCCCAGTCCAGCGTCAGCGTCTGGCCGACCGCTCCACGCAGGTCCCATAGCAGCGAGTCCGCCGCTGCGTTGACAAGCGACCGCAGGTCCCATAGCAGCGACTCGGCGGCCGAGTCCACCTGCGACCGGAGATCCCACAACAGCGACTCCGCCGCAGAGTTGACGGCCGTCCTCAAGTCCCATAGCAGCGAGTCCGCCGACGCGTTCACCGCCGCTGGCAGGTCCCACTTGAGGGTCGCCGCCGTCGCGTCTACGTTCGTCGGGACGTACTCAATCTGGACCCACGCCTGGTCCGCCATCGCGACACGAGTGCTGGCGGAGTTCTTGCCTAGCCGGATGGTGGGCTGTGTCCCACGCGTGACCGATGGGCTGTAGTTGTATGGCGTCAGCCCGGTGCGCCAGGTGTTGGAGCCGGCACCCGCCGACTCCGCCGATGCCACCGGGTCAAAGCCATCGGTGAACGTGCTGGCTCCCGCATCGGCCGGGTTCGACAGTAGCGTGAGAAGCGCGTTGTTGGTGCCGGTGATTGAGCTTCCAGCGCAGCGCCAGCCGGAACGAACCCAAGCGATGGTGGCGCCGGACGGTACGCCAACGGTCGTGTAGCTCTGGACGTTCGCGACGTAGTTCAACTGTCCCGCTGTCGCGTCTGCGTTCTTGATCTGCGTCTGTCCGGTCGTCGGCGTCGCTGCCACGCCGGTCGGCGGTACGTTGTCAACGTCGTTGAAGAGGTTGGTGCTGCCACCCGCTGCCGTTAGCCACCCGGTGCCAACCGAGTTGTCGCTAACCGGCAGCGCGTGAAGGATCTTGCCGCGCCAGTCGCACCAGCTGTTCTGGTCAGAAGTGCTCGTGTCGTTGATCGCGATGTCGTCTAGGAGGACCGTCATCGCTGTCTCCCCCGCCGTGATGTGGCCGATCCTCATCCGGTCGGCGACGGTGTTGTTGATGTCAGCGTTCGCCAGGGTGATGACGTCGGTGAGGAGGTTTGTCACGGTGTCCGCGATCCTCCACGCTACGATGCCGTTCCCTGACGCCTTTTGCTGCCACGATACCTCGACCACGTACCAGTTGTTGACCGTCAGCGCCGACGTTCTCGAGCCGATCAGCGCGCCCGATGTATCAAGCAGACCTAGCTGCTTGCTGGTGTTCAGGTGGACCTGAAAGCAGAACGCCGTCCCGTTGTGTAGCCCCGCGATGGTACACGCCTGCGATGGCGTCGCGTCGAACCGGAACGCGAAGCGCAGGAAGTAGCTGTTGGCGAGCGCCACCAACAGAGTTGGCTTCTGCCAGTAGTTGGCGGCGGATGGCGCGCACGAGTAGCACGCCGCTCCGCTGCGCGGGTTCGTGGTGTTGATGCCGACCGTTCCGGCGCAAGAGATGAACTCGCCGGAACCGTCCTCGCCCGCTGTCGTGGATGGAGCCTTCTGGTGCTCCGCCCCGTCTGTCAGCATACGGGCCATAGCCCGTTATCTCCGCTGGCTAGAGTGTGTCGCCGCCAGCCTGAATCTGACAGGTGTCCGCCGACTGTGGCGTTGAACCCGCGCTGACAATCCGCCGAATCCACACGGCCTTGTGCTGACCGGCGGGGATGTCGCCGAGCGCCAGACCGGCCGCCCGACTGGCGGGCGCCGAGAACGACACGCCGCTTGGCGCGCTGCTATCGTCGGCCACCGTCTGCTCGGTGCCGTTCACGGCCGCCGTTCCGACGCCAATGGCGATCTCGTCGTCAGCGCCGGACGTTGGCGACTGAACCCAGACGACCGCGCTCGTCAGCGTCAGCGAACCGTGATTGTTGTGGATGTAGATGCAGCGGTACTCGGTGTCGCCTGCGGTGTGCTCGTTGCCGCTGACGTCATCGAACAGGTTGTTGTCGGTGTTGTCCGTGATCGCGGTGGAGGACTTCGCTCCGCCGAGCGAAGCATCGGGGGTGGTGTTGCCCGATCCTCCGCTGAGCCGGTACTTGATGTCCGATGCAACGATTGACAAGGTGTCGTCTCCTTCCGCTGAGCCGGACCCGCCCCGGCCATCGAGGAACCGGAGCGGGTCGCTAGCTCAACTGGTGTCGGTGAGCCGGGTTAGCTACCCTGGCCCAGATCGATCTCCACCGCTGCGTTCTGACGCGTGGTGTCCACCCCGTACAGGACGTCGATGCTGACCTCGTCCTGCTTGTAGGTGTTGTTGTACGCGTAGACCGTTCGCATGGAGACGCCCTTGTAGGACTGGACGCTCGCCTGTGATGCGGCCAGCCCCTTGGGGGTGTCGAGCGGACGAACCGCCAGCGTCACCGCCGTGCGGTGGAACGCCACGCCGTCCGCCATCCCCTTGGCGCCAGGCCCGACTCCGAGCACCTGTGTCTCATAGGTGTCGAATCCGAGCAGACGACCGATGTTCGCCTCGCGCAGCGCGTCGGTGGTGCCGGCGCGGTTGGCGGAGATGAGCAGGTCGTCGCCGAGCGCCGCGCTCGTGCCCTCCGGGGAGAGCACCGCGTAACGGTCGGTGATCGGGTGCTTGTTGCGGGACAGCGCCGCGCGTGCCGCCCGGAACGCCTTGTTGGCAAGGCTCTCCGTTGCGTGGGCGACTTGACCGGCAGCGACAGCGGCAGCGACCAACTCGTCTGCCAGGTCGCCGTCGATCTTCTGCGCGATTGCCTCCATCGCCGGGGTGAGCAGCTGATTGGAGAAGTCCTGGATCTCCAGCGTCATCTGCTCGTCGGTGACCGCGAAGCTGACGTTGGCAATCGTGTCCAGCGTCAGCGCGATGGTGTCTTCCGTCGCGTCCTGCAGGTCGATCCCGTTGCTGCGGTTGAATACCTCAGCAGTGAACGTCGCGGGCTTGCGGACGTTGATGGTGTCGCCCTGCTTGTTGTTGAAGTCGGACTCGAAGTCCCTCCAGACAAGCGGTGCGAGGACCATCGTGTTGTACAGAGTCGCCAGCCCAGTTGCGCTGATGACTGTCGGTGTGATGAACGTATTGGCCATGTGACCTACGATTCCTTTCCGTCGTTTGTCAGGGTGTAGGCCACCGTTCGGTGAAGCCCGCTGCGCTACTACGGGCCGACAGACCTTACGGTCTCGCCGGTTTGCGGGCCGTGCTTCCGAATCCGATTGAAGTGTTCCTCCGGAGTCATGTTGTCCAGAGTCTTCTCATCGGACCCTTCACCGCCCTTGCCGCCGTCGCCGCTGCCTTTCGGCTCTGGCTTGGATGGCTTTCCGCCTTCCTCGCCGCCAGCGCGGAGGTACGTCTTGTCGGAGAGCAACTCAGCTAGCGCGCTCTGCACTTCGCTGTCGTTCACTCGCCCTTCGCTGTTGAAGATGTCGTCCTCGTTGACGTCACCGTTCCGGATGGCTCGCTGCAAATGGAGCAACGCGTCCTCCGGGTCGCGGAACCGGACGGTGACTTCCTTCGCGTCATCGCCCTTTCCCTCCGTGACCTTCACGCCCTTTGCGGCCGAGCGGATCACGGCGTTCTCGAGCCGGTCCTGACGCCTTGAGGACTCCGCTGCCTTGGACGCCTTTTGCTCGCCCTCGGCGCGTGCCGCCTCAATCGCCTTCTCTTGCTCCGACTTGTCCTTGTCGGCGCGTTCCTTCGCTTCCTTTGCGAGACGCTCGTTCTCCTTCTTGAGCCGCTTCGCCTCGTTCTCGTTCCGGCGTGACATCGACTTCCAATGCCTGGCGTCGTCGTCGTCGCCCTCTGACTCGCGGTCAAATGGCTTGTCCTCGCCGTCGCCCTCAGCGGGCTTGCCTTCGCCGCCCTTGTCGTCGGGCTTGCCGTCGCCGTCGTCGGGCTTGCCTTCGCCCTCGGCGTCGTCGGCGCCGGACATTGGCTTGAGCGTCAGCCCTAGCCAGATGTACCGGAGTCGCCTTCTCACAGCCTCCATGAATCGGGTCACCGTTCGGCCGACCTCCTTGAGCACCGTTCGGTAGCTCGTTGTAGTGGGTTCACGCGGAATAGCCTACCGCGACGCCGCAGCAAGCCAAGTCATTACACCGTTATTTCAGGCGGCGCCTGGAGATGCCCAATGAACATCCGGGCCGCTCCGACGCTGATGCCCTCCGACTTCGCGTACTCCTCGATGATCTTGTCCGCTGCCGCGTCGTCGTTCTTCGCGGCGTCCAGCCGCTTGAGCAGGATCGCTTCTCGCTGCGTCAACTCGTCTGCCACGTCAACCCCTTTCGCCGTTGCTGTTGTAGCCCCAGTCCTTCAACATCTTCCGCATCTTGGTGTCGGTCCACGACTCGCCGAACGCGTCGCGGACGTACTGCCAGGTGGACCCGGCGCGACGTAGCGTTGCCATGATGCCGGCTGCTTGCTCCGCTGTGCCGCCAAACGCTCCGCTCGTGTCATAGCCGACCTTGCGCATGCCGTTCCGAAACTTGGTATCGGTCCACGTCACCCCAAGCTGACTCCGAACCTCATCCCAGGTCCGCCCTTCCTTCCGGAGCCGCGCCGCCTTGACAACGATCTCGTCTACATCGACGGCCGCTGCCGCGCGCCCTCCGCCGACGACCGGCTTGGGGCCGCCCTTGAGCGTTTCCTCGGCAGCCTCCTTGAGCAGGCCCATGTTCCGTAGCAGCTTGTCAAACAACGGGCTGATGTTCTTCTCAAACCAAACCGGGTCCCACTGGATGCCCTTGCCGATCTCAATAGGGTCCGCGCCGAGCGCAGCGGTCACCAAGTCGTCGCCGCGCTTCAGGGAGATGTACTCGTTGTAAGCTCGCGCCCAGGTCTCAAAGTCGCTCTTGTAGTGCGCGATCTTGGCACTACTGTTGCCGCAGTAGGCGTCCAGCGGGCCGTTCCACTCCTTGCTCGCCCGGAGCGCCGACATGATCTCTTGCGAGTCGGCTGCTAGCTGGCGCATCTCGGCTGACAACTTCGCGTCCATGCTCGCGCTTGTTCCTGCCATCCGCTCCAAGTCCGTCCGCATCGTGGACAGGTAGAACATCCGTCCGCCCGGATAGGTCCACCGGAGATGCTGCGCGTCCATGCCAAGCTCGTCGCGCAGCATCTTGGCGAACACGTTGTCCAGGTAGTGCCCAAACTCGTGCTGCATAGCAGCCTCTTGATAGTCGACGCCCATCCGGAGTCCGCCCTTGGCGAGCCGAGCCACCCAAGCGTCCGGGGCATAGTACGCGCCGGCATTACTCGACAGCGACCGACCGCCCCGCGTCTCGGTGCCAACCGTCAGCCGGTGCGCGCCCTCCGGTAGCCGATGGACAGAGTTGACATCGCTGATGGCGTGGCGCGCTGTCGTCGTCGGAGGCTTGACCTGGATGCGCCCGACCGCTGACATGCTACTCGCTGGCTCATCGTCCAGATTGCCCTCAAAGCCCTTGCCCTTCTTGAGCTTGGCGTCATCGACTAGCTCCGGGCCGTACTCGCCGTGCTGCTTGATCGACGTCACCCGGAGGTTCTGTTGCGCCATCGCTCGCGACGTAGGAAGCACCTGTCGCGCCGTACGCGACGACGTAATGGGCTCAAACGCACACTCACAGCCAGGGTGTACGGGCTGCAGGCCCGTCTGAGGAGTCGCGTTAGACAACGCGTCGATGCATAGGTCGCAAGTCCCGCTGACGACCCGCCAGGTGCCATAGATGTGTGGGTCGCGAGTCGCGATGTACCGGCTTGTGTGGGTCGCCGCTAGCAGCAGGTCCAACTTGACCCGCGCGACGATGTCACGGACGACTCCGGGGTTGACCGTGTCGTACGTTCCGGCCCGGTTCTTGAACACCGTCCAGAGGGTGACGAACCCTCGCCTGTAGACCTCCTCCGGTCGGACGTCACCCCTGATGCCGGCGATGATCGCGTCAGCGTCGATGCCGTACGGCCGCCGCTCCATCTCTTGGGCGTAGTACGCGTCCGTCAGGCTGATGGCGTGGCGCTGTCCAGCGTCGATGAGCGGCAGCGCGACCCGCATGAACTCCGCCAGGCCCGCGTCGCTGTGATCCGGCAGCCCGTTCCAAAGCCTGACAACCTCGTCGGCGATGGTCTGTCGCAACAGCCGCTGTTCTTTGGCGTGCGCGTCAGCTAGTTGGCTTGCCATCGGGCTGACCAGTTGGCAGGCCCGGAGCGCCCTTGCCGTTCGGCTGGCTGTGACCAACTTGGATGGTCACGGGCTGGCTGCCGTTCGCGACTTGCTGCATGAGGTTGGTGATCGCGTTGCCGCTCGTCTCGGACTGCCAGCCGCGCCAGTCGTCGCGACTGAAGCCCATGATGCGCTCCGCGATGGCGACGCCGGGGAGGATGTCCTTGAGCTTGCTCGCGGCGTCGGCGCGCTCCGCCAGCGAACGCGACTCCTTGTCGGCCCACTGGATGGACGCTCGTGGCGACAGTACGCCGTCGCCCTCCCACTTGGTCTGGAGCCGCATCACGTCGATCCAACCCTCACCGAGTTGCGGTTGGTAGTTGGCGACCTTCGCGTGTAGCGCGCCCTCGCTGGCGCGGATGGCGTCGGCGGAGAGGTTGACCAGTCCGCCCTCCATCGGGAAGTAGTGGCGCGGCGTCTTGGTGATCATGGCCAGCTGAGCAAGCTCGCTGAACACGCTCAGGTTGCTCCGGTCGGCGGCCGCAAACTCGCCAAGCTTCGCCTCCGGGTTCTCCAACTGGAAGATGCCGCCCGCCGTCGAATCGAACGGTGGGATGACGTCACCGTTGTCGTCCTTGAGGACTCGCTGGCCGATCACGCCCCGCAGCGGGAACCCCATCCAGAACGCGACGACCAGCCCCAGGAACGTCAGCAAGTTGATGCGGTCGATCAGCCCCAGACAGTGTTCATACTCGCCGCGAGCGAACGGGTAGCGTCCCGGCTTCAGGCGCCGGTTGATCCCGATCTCGACAACCGGAACCTCGCCAAGCTCATGGGTCACCGGCCATTCCTGATCGCCCTCCGGTTGGTACCGCTCCCACTGGGTGCCAAGCGGGCTGGCGCTGTTGGGCGGTCCCTTGAACTTGTAGATGCCGGTGTCCGTGTAGATGTTCGCGTACGGCGTCGTACCGTCGATCCAGTAGCGCATCGCTGCCGTCCGCCTCCGCCGCGAGCCTGGCGCGTACTCCACGATGGTCGTCGCCATGCTGTCAAGGTAGATCTCCGCCGAGTCCTCGCCGGGTTCCTTCCAGACCAGCGCGCAAGCGCGACCGTCCGTGAGGATCGTGTCGTGCGCGATCTTGGACTCGTTGTCCATCGCGTTCTCTTGCCACAGCCCCCACGCCTTGTCCGCTAGCTGCTTGTTGTCCGGGTCGTTCACGCCGTTGATCTCAAGCCGGTCCATCGTAGACCCAACCACTAGGTCGGCCCACGGCGCCTCCGCCATCGGCATGAGCATCCGGTACGCCTTGGTCACTCGCGCTCGCGAGACGGCCGCCGGGATCGGGCTGCCGCCGTCGCGGTAGCGCAGCAGACTGACGTGCTCCTTGCGCCTCCGGTCAAGGTGGCCGCCGAGCCGCGCGAGGATGGCGGAGATGTCGTCGGGAACGCCCTTTATTGCCACGCTGCCTCCTAGCTTATACCCCGGAACGCGAACGACCCGCCGGATGGCGGGCCGTCCGTCTGTCCATCAGATGCGCGCCCGTCGCCGAGTCTACAGCGCGCGGAGCTTCACATTCACAAACTCGACGGGTCCGCGCCCCTGCCGGTCCGCCTCGCCCTCGGCGACGTTCGCTGCCTCCGCGAACGTCGGCGCCTCCACCGAGAACTCGACGACCAAGACCGGGTCGGTCAGGCTGTCGGGCGCCGGTGCCGGCTCCAAGCGGATGCCGACGAATGCGGTCGATCTCGTTCTGATCCATAGTGCCCTCCTAGTATAGTAGCCAACTGCCGTCAATACTACTGGATACGCCACGAAAAAGAGGCCCGCCGTCGGATGCTTGCTCATTGCCAGGACACGCTCGTGTACTCCGGTTCATCAAACTCCGACAGCCCGTCCAGCCTCGCCCGGTACGCAAGGACAGCCGCCGGCACGCTGTCGATCTTGAGCGGGCTGCCCTTCCGTTCCTTGCGGGTGATGTAGGCTTCCTCCGCCTTGTCGTCAAGCCTGATGACGACCTTCTTCACCCTCGCGTTCTCAAAGTGCCAGACCGCCAGCGGCTTGTTCGCTCGCGTCTGCGGGTCCGTGAGCATCGGCATCGGATCAATCTTGACGTCGCCCTTCCGGATGTCGGTCCGGAGCGCGCCCGTCGCGACCGCCATCCGCGACTCCTTGTTGGTCCACCACTCGACGACCGGCGGTGAACCGTGACGCTCCGCCCAACTACCGATAGCAGCCTGCCACCACGCCGGGTCGCAGTTGAACCGGACGACGCGGAACTGCTCAAACATCCAATCGACCGCTCGGCTCACGTCGTCGTCGTCTACCTCCCAACCCTCCTCGTGGCCCTCCTGCGGCGCCCAGATGCCGACCGGCCGGATGATGCCCTGCTTGTTGCAGACCCATAGCGCCGTATGGTCGTCCGTCAGCGACCCGTCAAAGCCCGCAGCAACCGGGATGCCCTTGTCCCATATCGACTCGTGGACCAGCGCCTCCTGGATGTCGTCCGGCGCCAGCCAATGCGATGCCGGCGCCTTGGCCCGGTTGAGGAAGTAGCGGTACGCCTCCGCCTCTGGGTCCTCCGAGTCGCGGATGATCCGGACGATGCGGTGGAAGTCCATCCACTCGGCGGCCGGACCATAGCCGACCTTCATCGCCTTGATCAAGCTCGCGTCCGAGCCGAACATCTTTGGCTCGTCGCCCTGTCGGTGATCATACAGAACGCCGTGCTTGGTCACAGCCTCATCAGCGGGCAGGTGAGCGTGGCGGTCCGCCGTCTGCTCGGCGATGGAGTTCTCGCCGGGTTCCCACGCCGTCGTTGTATCGTACATCCAGGGCTGCGCGAGCTTCCGCTTGCCGGTGTTGCGCGCGACCGTCCGGTACATCTGGCGGTGGCTGCGTTGGATGTACAGGTGGGTCTCGTCCGCGACCGCAAAGCTCTCGAGACCGCCGTCCTTGCTGGCGCTAGCAGCGGTGCTCGGTCGTACCTCGCCGCCGTCGCCGCCCTTGAGGAACGTCCGCGTCAGCCCGACGTCAAGCGGGTACTCGTCCGCGACCTTGCCCTCCTGGAGCATGTAGACGACGTTGTCATACGTGTTGCCCGCCTGGTCCTCCTCGGTCGCCAGACAGCGGATGAACGGCCGCTTGACCGGGACGCCGACTGGCTCGCCGTTCGCGTCAAACCCGTCGCACCGAACTGGCCCGACTAGCTCCGCACACACTAGCTCCCCGGCGGTCTCGGACTTGGCCCTACCCTTGGGCCGACTGAGAACTCCCCGCTGAACAAGCCTCCTGCCCTCTAGCTGGTGCCCCTGCGGCCACACGCGGTACAGCCAACACAGGTGCGCCGCGATCTCGTCGTCTATCGCGATGGGGTCGCCCTGGACATCGCCCGGTCCGTGGGGCAGGTACTCCTCAATCCAGTCGATGACCTGCCAACCCAACGTCGGGAAGTGGATCGGCGGCAGCGTCACGGCGCGCTAGACGACGACCTTGAGCCGATCCCAGGGAACGTCGCTCTGGATGTCCAGCGACCAGACGGTCTTGCCGGCGTTGCCGTCGAAGTGGCTTGGGGCGCCGATGCTCTGGCACCACTCGACCCACCTGTTGGGTCCGTTCGGGTCACCGCCCATCTGGGGGATCGCCGACTCCCAGTCCAGCGAGCGCGCAGCCCCGCCGTTGTCGTACGTGTACATGCCATAGACCGCCATCGCCCGGAGGATGACCTTCTTCCAGTCCTTGACGGGCAGCGCGTCGATCTCGGTCGGCGACATCGACAGCCAGAAGTGGGCGCCCATCGGCGGAGCGTTCGTGTTGCTGGTGTAGCCGCCCCGGTCCGGGTCCTTCGCGTCGCCCGGCCAACCGGGCCACCGGCGGCCGTGCCACTGATTCACTTCAAAGACGAGCGCGTGCGGTATCTCCTTCGACACCACCAGGTCGTCGTACGTCACCTGGCCGATGCGCGGGCCGAGCTTCGCCTGGCCGATGCCGCCCTCGCCTCCGCCGGGTACGCCGCTGCCGTTGCCGTTGATCATGTTCCACTGGTACGCGCGTCCGTCCACCGGGTCTACCGAGCGCCACGCCGAGAACAGCTTGCGGTCCGGTTGGAGGATGAACACGCCGCCGTCGTTCGCCAACGCGTACTGACCACCAGCAGGTCGCGCGCCAGCGGGTACGTGGATCGTCGCGCCCTCAATCGGCGGTGGCTCCGTCCACGAGCCGCCCATGCCGCCGTCCACGACGTGCGTTGGGTCGCTCGCGGTCGCCTCATAGTAGGGTCGCGTCCAGTCCGCCTTGGTCAACTCGGTACCCCGGACGCCGTTGCCCCACGGACCCTGGCCGAGCAGATGGGCGACGTACGCCGCCGAGTTAGGGTCGATCTTGGGGCTGCCGCCGACCGGAACCCAGAATGGGCTGTCGGGGAACAGCTTGCTCGGTGGTGGCGGCGCCTCCGCGACCGTGAACACCTTGGAGCCGGTACCGGCCACGACGTTGTAGGTGCCGGCCGCCAGCGCCTTTGGCCACGTCACAGCCCACTTGCCAGCGGAGGGCCAGGCGGCGACGCTGAGTAGCGTCACGCCGTTCTTGTTCAGCTTGACCGAGAACTTCTTGGTCCGACTCGTCGTGCCGCTCGCGCCCTTCGCGTCGGCTGCCTCGATGGTGATCACTCCGCGCCTCCTTCAACGACGCTGAGTCTCGCGCGCCGTTCGGTCGCTGTCTTCCGCTGCGTCCGCTTGCGCTCGCCCGCTTCCTGGGCCTGAGCGTAGACGGGCAGCCTGTAGCGCAAGTCGCGCTTGCCCTTGGGGGTGAATCCGAGCTTGTCCAACCGGGCCGTCAGGTGCTTCTCATACTTGTATGGCTCGTCTACCCAGTACGCGTGGATGACGGCCGTCTCCAGGACATAGTCGATGTCGGCGACCGACAGCTGACTCGACGCCGGGTCCGCCCGCCACGCCTTGTACGCTCGCTTGGTCGCCGCAGGCCACGTCGAACCGTCCGGCATCTTCGCCGTCAGCGCGGGCAGCACGAGCTTGAACGAACCCTCCTCCGGCAAGTCCACCCACTCGCCGCGCCGTGGCTCGTTCGTCCGCCTCCGTTCGTTGACAGGCTTGGGCGCCGGACCGGACACTAGCCCTCGCCTCGCGGTCGCCGCCCCGACGCCGTGGCTGTGAGAATCCGGCGCCTGACCGCCCGTACCCCGACGTTGTACTTGACCTTATCAAGCAGCGTTGCGTCCAACCCGTACACGTGGCGAAGCGACTGGCCCACCGGCCCTGCATTTCCGCCTCCGGGGGTCACTCCCCCTCCCCCTTGTCGGACTCCGAACGCTGCGCGCCGTCGTCGGCAGGCTCAACCTCAGCGCGACGTGCATCCTCCGCCGCTACCTCCGCCGACGCTGGCAGGTACAACGCGCCTCGCTTGCCGACAACCGATTGCCCAAGCGGGTCCTCCCGCTTCATCACAGCCTCGCCGCCGGACAGCACCTCAATGCTGGGAGGGTTCACGCCGACAACAGCGAACGACGCCGCGACCTGCTTCACCTCATCGATGTTCGCTGCCGTGATGATGGTAGGCTCTCCCTTAGCGGCGTCCTCCGCCACCCTCCTGGCCAGTACCGGGTTGGCCCCAGGAACTCCGCCGAGCGCCGCGAGCCGGGTGGCGTCGCGACGCTCAAAGCGAAGCCCTACGGTGATCGGACCCTCGGTCACGACACCTTGCTTGGCTGGGACCTGAGCACGCCCTTGTGATGGATCGTGCCGGTGTTCGTGGACGCTGACAGCGCCGACGCGGAGTAAGCCAGGCTGCCTGGCCTCTGATCGCGTCCGTGTGCGGCGTCCAGCTTGGCGTCCCCTGCGCTGACGTCACTCGTGTCAGCCAGGCAAACGCCCTCGTTGTGCGTTGTCCAGGTCATCCGCTGTTGAGACCTCCTCGGTCGCTGAGCTAGCTAGCGACCTGATAGGCTACTCCACCGCTGACGGGTCGATCACTACCGTGTACGGCGTCCCCTCCGCCTCCGACTCGGCAGCCTCAACAGCGTCTGCCTTCTCGTCGTACGCCTCGCCGCTGTCCGCCGTGACGTCGCTCGACGTCACCTTGCGCCAACGGTATCCATCGGCCGCCTTGTAGACGTGGATGGTCTGATTGTCACTCACTCGACTCGTCCTCCTTTGATAGCTCGTGCTCCAGGTAGGTTACGGTGATATCCCTTGCGTGGTCTTGGTACACCCCTCGTTCGACTAGGCGCACATAGAAGTCCGCTGCTTGGTCAGCCCTCGCTACCCGGACTAACCGCTCTGCCTCGTCCGCTGCCTCGCTGTCGCTGCCTCGCGTTGCGTCTTTGTCTTGTGGCATGACTCGTGTACCGCTCTCAGGTTCGTCTCGTCGTCCGGCCCGTTCGGGTCAACGTGGTCAGCCTCGTCCGCTCCGGGTAGCCCGCAGAGGTAGCAGATGCCCTCGTCCCTCTCGATGACCCGCTTGGACCGCTTCTGTTCGGCCCAACCAGATAGGCGGCGACGACGCCGACGCGGGCCAGGCCCATCGCGAGTCCAGCCAGGTACATCAGGGTGGTCTGGACAGGGCTTGACGTTAGGACAGCGCGGGTCGGAGCAGGCTTGCTTCGCCCTGGGCATTCAGTCCGCCTCGTGGACAACTACGTCCACCTCCTCGCCCTCGCGCAGCGGACGCCATTGCGGGTTCTCGACGGCGTGTATCGCTCCGCAGGGGCAGTTGAGCGCGACCTTGACGTTGTACGCCTGGCGGTTCGCTACCCTGAACTTGACGACCCTGTCTATCCGGTAGCAGCCGAATGAGCCGACGTAGTACGTCACCATGTCCTTGGACCGGCTGACTAGCTGCCGCGTATGTACCCTCGCCATGGGCGGAGTGTACCTTGGGCAGCGAAAAGCCCCGGCCGTTCCGTGTCTCGGGACGAACACCGGGGCTTGGCGCTGTCGGGCCGTTCCGTATCTCGGACGAACACCCGTCAAGTCTGGGCTACTCGCTGACGACGACCTCCCGGCCGAGCGAATCGACCTGGCAAACGTCGGTGTCGCGGACGGCGACGACCTGGCCGCTGCGCCGACCCCACGTGCGCGACGCGAGCTTCTCGGTCGCCTCAATCGCCTCGTCCAGCGTCCGGCAAAGCTCGGTCCGAATCGACCGGAACCGGCCGCCGCGCGGACCCTTGTGGAAGTCGATGACGCCGACGAACGAGTTGACTTCGCGCTGCGTGAGCTTGAACTTCCGGCCGTTCTCGACGGGGGTGATCGTCATGTCACTCGCCCTCCGCCTGGATCGCGACCCGCGCGGCTGCGATGGTGGAGCCGGTACGCGTCCGGTACGCGAGCACCTTCGCCTCGCGCTCCGCTGCCTTCTCGAGCTTCCTGGTGATCTCCGCGTTGGTCATTCCGTTCCTCCGTAGTAGCCGATTGACGCTGTCAATACTACTACATTTGACGGACGGATGCGCCCCTAGAACGACGAACACCCCGGTGGCGTTCCGGGGTGCTCGCTGCGCGCCTTGCGCGTCTGACTGGCGACTTGTTGTCGAGCGAATATCGCCTCTGCTCGGTGAGTCTCCCGCTACCGGAGCGGCGACCCTAGAACGGGTCCGCCGACGCGGTGGTCTCCTTGCGGGCTGCCTTGGCTCCGCCGGTCCGCTTGACGCCAGCGGTCCGCTTGGTCGCCTTGGCGCGAGGCTTGGCCTTGGCCTTGGGCGACTTCGCCTTGGGCTTGGCCTTGGACTTGCCGGCGCCCTTCGCCGACTTCGCCTTGGCCTTGGGCTTGGGCTTCGCCTTGCCCTTGCCGCGCGTGCCCTTGACCTCGGCGTCCAGCTGCCGCTGTAGCTCGCCCTTCCGGGTGTCGCCGCAGTCGCCGCAGTAGTGCGACTTGCCGGGCTTCGCGCCCTTGGACTTCTCGACCCGCGCCTTGCCGGGGCTGCCGTGACCCTCGCCACGCAGCTGGACGACGTACTGGTCCTTGAGCGCGTGCTTCGCGCCGCAGCGTTGACAGGTGTCGGTGGAGCGCGTGTCCTCGCGCCTGACCTTGTCGTTGGGCGGGTCGTTCTGACCCTTCATGCCCTTCCGCTTTGCCATCTTATTGATTCCTCCAGTCCGGGCCGTTCGGCTCCGGGTAGTGGGTTGGTCGTTCAACTCGTCAGGAACTATAGCGCGCTCGTCAGACGGTTGAGTTGGTCACAGCCCGCGCTACTGTCCGGCGGCGCCGGAACCTTGCTCGCCCCGGTACTCCGCTTGCTCGCCAGCGTTGGTGTTGAACTCGACGATGTCGCCGGGGGCAAGGTCCGGCCACGTCTGCGCCGGACGGTCCGTGTGGAGCAACTGATGCTCGCGTTCCGTCCATAGCCGGTACTCGCCGCCGGTCCGAACGTCGCGGACCAACACCACGTTGTCGCTGAGCGCCTCCTGGACTTCGCCGACGACCTTGTAATGGCTCCGGGCCAACTCCGGGTCGCACTCGCGCTCAACGTCGCTGAGGTAGACCCACTCGGCGCCGTCTACCGTCAACAGGCGCACCATCGGTCCGCGCGCAGCGTCGCGCTCATAGTCCATCTCCAGGATGATCACGACCACGCCCTCCCCTTAGACACGCTTAGAACGCTTGAAACCGTGCGCCTAGACCGGCTTGGCCAGGTCACAGCCAAAGCGACGGCCCGGAGCGGGGGAGTCGGATCAGATACCCCGCTACCGGGCCGCCTTGCCGCTCCAACCCACCAGTAGGACGCGGCTGCGCGTGTAGGCTGCGCTGTGAGAAGGCTACCGATTCGGCGACCCTCCCAGGTCGGGGCCAAGGTCGCGCTCGTCGCCAGCGACCGCCTTAGCGATGTCGTCGCTGATGGGCTTGACCCGGTCGTCCGCTGTATCGACGGCCACCCGGCCGTACGCGACGTCCTCAGCGTCAAGGACTTCGCGGACGGCATCGCCGATCAGCCCCGGCGTGATCCGACCGGCTGCCGGGTCGCGCGTGTCGATCTCGACAATGAACCGCTTCATGGCCGTGGCGGGTAGTAGCACGGACACGTGTTCGGGACGCTTGGTACCCGGACGGCGTGCGGCCGTGGTGGACTGGGCTGCGGCGGAGTCGCCGCCGACGCTGCCGATGGCAGCGCCAGCCCGACGATGACCGCGATGATGTTGAGCTTCCTCATGATGTACCTCCGGTTGTTGCTCACAGTACCCGCTCCACATGGACGATTGGCTCCACCGGCTGCGCTGGCTCAACGGTGGCCATGTACTCATATGCCATCTTGTTGGTGCCGATGAACATGTGGAACGTCCGACCGGCTGCGCTCAGGCTGCCTCGGCGCGCTAGGTCGGCGACCCAACCGTGCCAGTTGCCCTCCCATGGCGCGTCGTAACCGGCCGACAGGTAGTTGAACGGCGTCCATCGGTCGCTGCCGCTGTATCGGTAGTACACGAACGGGTACATCGGGTCCTCCTTGTGTCGTGTTGTCTTGAACTCGACGCCGCGAACGCGACCGCCGATCTCCCGGTACGCGTCCCACTGCGCCTCGCTGTCCGGCAGCACAGTGGGACCTTCCATTGGCATGTGCTTGTCCATCAGCCCGCGTCCAGACTCAGCATCTGCGTGCCGGCGCCGAACCGCCACAGCCAGATCTCCGACGTCCCGCCAGCGTTCGCCAGCGCGCCGTCAAACGCGAAGTCCAGCCGGACCTCCCACCAGTCCTCCGCCTCCGCCAGTACCTCATAGCTCGTCGGCTCACGCCGGTGGAGCAGGCGGCTGAGCGCAGCCTGGTGGACATGGGGCCAACCCGGCGGCAGCGACCAGCGCCGCTTCATGTCACGCGTCGGCATCCAGCCGATGCGCTCGAGAAGCTCGCGCCCGTACTTGTAGCCGCTGAGGTAGTCAACGATGGCGTCGGCTGCCTTGTCGCGCGTCGCGAAGGGTCCGAGCCTCCGGCACCACGTGAATGAGCCATCGCTGCCCATTGCCCTCGCGACGTAGTGATTGCGGCCGCCGTCGATGATGCCGATGCAGGTCCGCTGCCGCTCCGAGCGACTGAAGTGGCCGGGGCTGACAAGGTAGCTCATCCGCCCGAACCGCTGTCCGCTGTAGTGATACGTTCGCTTCTTCATGGTAGTACCTCCGGTTGTCGTCTAGTCGTTGTCCAGCGCGCCGTCATACGCCTTCACGTCGCGCGCTCCGGACCCGATTGCGTCAGGGTTGTCGTCCCAGACCAGCTCATAGCGCGAGCCGACCTTGACCTCAAGTCGTTCGATGTCGCCGACGCGGTTGGGCCGGTTCCAGTCGTTCTCGTTCACGTACTCGATGACGACCTTGAACTTGCCGGTGTCCACGTAGCCCTCGCCAGCCTTGTACTCCTGGACGGGCCGAGCGTCTACGGTCGCCTTGACCGCGCTCCGGTAGCCGCCGACGCGGACGCGGACGTTCTCGCCCATGAACTCGGTCAACAGGCGTTCCTCGCGCTCCGCCACGACCTTGGCGCGAGCCTCGCGCGCTGCCGCCGCTGCCTCGCGCCGCTTGCGCTCTTCCTCGGCGTACCGCTCGCGTGCTTCCGCCTCCTTGCGCTCGCGCTCCGCGCGGGTCGCTGCCATGTGCTTGTTGAAGGCGTCCGCCAGCGCAGCCGCCGCGTTGTAAAGGTCGGCGTCGTACCGGAAGTGAGCGGGGTTGGACCCGTCCGGGTCGTCGCCCGTCAGCGTCCACGTGAAGCCCTCGCGGTAGCTGTAGCGGTCCACGCGGATGTCGAGCGACCTTGGGCTTGAGCCGACCATGTGCGTGAGCGTCCGGGTCGTCTCGTGGTCCCAGGTGGACTGGGGCTTGTCGTACGTGACGTGGTACTCGCCAAGCTCGTTCTTGATCGCCTCAGCGACCTTGTCAAGCTCGTGTAGATCGGTCCGACTCATCTTAGCGTCCTCCGTGTTGGTGGGTGGAGTAGCGGGAACCCTAGCGCATCCAGCGGACGGATGTTGTTGCGCTAGCCGACCAGCTTGTCCACCTTCAGTACAAAGTGACGGGCAGCGTCGCGCTTGTGGTCCGAGCCGACTTGCCACAGCCCCCATGACCGCAACCGCTCGTTCGTCGCCAGCCGCTTGGCGTCACTCGGCTGTTGCCAGGTGATGTCAGCTGCCTTGCCAAGCCCGCTCATCTCATAGGCCATAGCGAACGCTCCGCCGACCCAACACGACGTCAGGTGATGGGTGAACTGATCCGGCCGAGCTTGGAAGTCCTCGACGACGACGTGCCGGCGTTGCAGCGGGAGATTCGCCTCGTTGCACGCGAAGTTGAACCTGTACAAGAGGGCAAGCAGCGTCCGTGCTTGCTTGATGTAGTCGCCCGTTACCTCCGTGGACTTGGACTTCAGTAGCCCGTCCGTCAGCGTCTCGCGTCGCGTGGACTTCAACTCCACCCATCCAGCGAATACGCCGGTGGTGCCTCCGGGATCGACGGTGAACACCGCGTGAACGCCCTCCGGTACCGCTGCGCCGCTCATGGCGTGTCCCCCTGCCCTCCGAGGGTGGCCCTCCCAGGCCATCCCTCTCCCCCTTTAGGGGGAGGCACGCGCGCGTCGCGCGCCCGCGCGAGGCTATGCGACAACATACACACCGTCCTCACGCTTCTTCAAACGACCCTCGCGCTGCAGACGGTACAGGTGCCGGTTCGCTGCCTTGACTGTCCATCCAGTGGCCTCCGCTAACTCGATGCCGGTCATGCCGCCGTCGCGATCACGTATAAGGTCAATCGTGTCATCGTCGTTCGTCTGCTTGGCTGTGGGGTGCGGTAGCTCGCTGTCCGGTTCGTCGCTGTCGCCAGCGGGCCGAGCGTGCTGCGGGAACGCCTTCATCGCCAGCGAGCGCCGGTGGATGATGCCGTCCATGTCGGCGTCTAGCTCCACAGCCTTGAGATCGACCCGTACCGGGTCCGGGGGATTGCCATCCTTCAGACGGTCGCATTCAAACCGGAGGCTAGCGCCCTCGTTCGTCCGCCGAGCATCGCTGCACTTGTACATCCCGAACGTCGCCGCCCGGAGCGACGTGCTGCCGCGCTCGCGCTTGTTCTCCTGGCTCATGTTCGCGTGATGGATGACCCAGACGGCGCACTCGTTGTCGCGGCGGAACGTCTCGACGCCCTCGATGAACTGGCCCATGTCGCGGGCCGAGTTCTCGTCACCGGAGAAGTTGCGCGCCAGCGTGTCGAGCACGACAAGGTCGGGCCGCTCGTCCAGCGCGTCGTTGACCGAGTTGGAGAACGTCTTCCAGTCTTCCTCAACGTCCATGTTGACGTTCGTCGGCATGTACCACCAATGGTGGGAATGCTTGTACGGGTTGCCGATGTTCAACGCGTTCCACGCGTGGACCCTCGCCGCCAATCCGGAGCTTCCTTCCGCTGCCGCGTAGACGACTCGGCGGCCGGACCACGACAGTTGGAGGCTCAGACCTTGGGCGACGAACGACTTGCCCGCGCCAGCGTCGCCCCAGAACACCGAGAACTCGCGGTCCGCTATCCAATCCTTCACCAGCCAGTTGATCGGCGGCTCATTGTCAAGCTCGCGCATGGGCTTGATAGGGTACGCGCCGGTGCCCTGTTTCGTCTGTCTGCTGAGCATACGTTTCACCCGCTATTCGGTAGGAGTTTTGTCGATGGCCGTCCGGTACCGGCCGCAGCGGTAACACCGCTCCTGTTCGGCGGCAAGTAGGGCAGCAATTTGCGGCGGCTCCCAACCCGGAGGCTTGAGGCGCTTCCCGTCCTCGCGTACCGGCCCTCCCTGCTTCGCCATATTCGTCCGGTGAACCTCATCCCAGAACGGGGCCAGATCGACGCCGAACTCCACGGCGGTCCCGTAGACGACGCAGAGCACGTCGCACATGCCGTCGATCGCCTCGACTAGATCGCGCCGCTCGATGGCGTCAAGCGTTTCCTCGACCTCCTCGCGGATCAGGGCGGCCCGCAACTCCGGGCGGCGGATAGCCGGTGTCTCTCCAACCGGAACATCGAGCGCCCGGTGGAAGTCCTCTACGTCGCGCTGTACCGAGTGCTGGTTCATGCGCTCTCCTGTTCTTGTGCGAGGGCGGAGCGGGCTAGATAGATTTGCGCCCGTAGGGTGAACCAATGTGTGCTGCTTCTCGGGGTACGTGATGATGCCCCTGAAGTCGTGGCCGTGGAGCCGACAGCCGACCCAACGCCTAGCCCGCGCAAACATCTTGGATCCTCTCTTCCTCGCAGTCGCGACACAAGCCCCAAAAGCCCGTCTCCAACTCGCGCTTGGTCTTGAGTAGCCCGCACTCCGGACAGTTGGCCGTCCGATAGTCCATTCCGGCTGACAGCGACATCTGGCCCTTCGCCTCCGCCAGCCGGTCGCGTGTGTTCTGGCTGTCGTCGTTCATCCGGCCCTCCTCGCCGTGACGTCCACTTCCCAGTGGATGATCGTTCCGCCGTACGTCTCGACCGGCGTTGCCGTCCAGTCCCATCGCCAGACGTGCATGTCGTACGCGGAATCAAACTCGCGGAGCTTCGCGACGACGGCCGCCCTGATGTAGCTATCACCTTGGACGTAGACGGTGAAGCGCGCTGTCTGATTCATGTGGACTTCCGATCCTTGGCCTCATGAGCGATCTCCGCGCGGGCCGTCGCTAGCAGCGCCTCCAACGGCGCGACCGTCTCCGGTTCGACGTTCCGGATGTACGCCTTCATGCACTCGGTCATCGCCTGGTCGAACGTCGGACGCTTGAACAGGTACTTGAGAATGATCATGTTCTCAATCAATGCGCTGCTCCTTCCTCCCGGGGGATAGCTGTCGCCACGCCGCTCCAAGCTCTGCCGCTGCCGGACTCGCGCCAAGACCGCCCATCTGCGCGACCGCATCCGCGACCGCCTGCGCCATGCGTTCCTGAGCGGATTCGCCATGTTCATCGGGGGATAGCTGTTGGCGGATGCGCTGGGCGGTTTCCCGTAATGCTTTAGCGGGCAGCCAATCGCCCTCCATCGCTTCTAGGGCTTCGTTGAGCAGGGAAGCGTCCACGACTTCTCGTTCGGCTGTCTCCGGTCCCTGGATCTCCGAGTACGGGTGCCCTCGATGATCGCGGCCCTTGCTGATCGTCCAGCGTCGTGTCTCGCTCATGCGTAGTTCTCGATCCCGTTCGACACAGCCTCCGCGATGTCCTTGGAGGACGCGCCAGCGGCCATCATGCCGCCGACCGCGCTGATGAGGTTGTTCGACTCGACGGTGAACCCGGCGTCGTCGTACTCGTCGATGGGCTCAAAGCCCGGTGTGATGCTGACCGTCTGATCCATGCTCGACCTCCTCGGTGATCATTAGCTCGCGCTGCCGTCCGCCGCTGTCCGTGTAGAGGACACGTACCGGCCCATCTAGGCCGTGGCTGTGCCACTCCGCATCCAGTACGCCGGTTAGCAGCCGCACGCCTTTAGGCGTCCCCGGATCGGCGCCGAGCGGGTAGTGCTTCCGGTGTCTCATGCTGTCATTCACGTCATCCTCCTTACGTCGTTGTTGACCCTCCGCTCGCGCCGTTCCATCTCGAGCGCGACGGCGACCGCTATGGCCGTCGCCAGCCCGATGTAGAACGCTGCCGCCCGGAGGCTCATGGCTTGCCGACGATCTCTTGAGCCTTGCGACGGATGCCAGCGAGCGCCACCAGGTCGATGGTGTCGCCCCGGCCCCACCGGACTAGCGAATGGCATACCGCCTCCGCTGCCTCGGCGCGCTCCTGTAGCTTCGCCTGGTCGCCGTACATCTCCCACTGAGCGGCAGCGTCTTGCTCCAACCGCTCCAACCGATTGATCTCCTGCGCCAACCGTGCGGCCCGCGCCCTACACTCCTTGTGGGTGATGTCAATCCATCGCGTCATGAGTCGTCCTTCCCAATCGTCTTCATGCCGGCGCGCTTGCCAGCGTCTACGGTCGCCTGGCCCATCTGCTGTAGCGGACCGGGCTTGCGTTCGATGCCGTGACGCTCCGACCGGAACGACCTGTTGGACTCGCGCGCCCAAGGGAAGTCGCATTGGCCCTCGACAGCCTCCCACCCCTGGAAGGTACAATGGTGAGCGCCGCGCTCGCCGGGAACCGCTGCGTGTCCGTCCAGAGCGCCGCTCGTCTTCTCGCAGGAGATCTTGACGTACGGCTCCATCCATGGGTGCGCCTCGACCAGCGCAGCCCGACAGAGCCTCATCACAGCCACGATCTCCCATTGGAACATCGAACAGGCCCGGTACGCGTAGACGTTCAGGAACTCGCGGACCGGGTACTCCAACAGGATGTAGTTGGCCGTCGCCTCCGGCAGAATGAACCGAGCGTCCTGGTAGCTCACGTCCTCGTCTACAGCGACGTTGTATGCCTCGTGGGCCGATGCCATGGCTGTGAGAAACGCTGAGCGCGCCCGACCGTTCCGCCAGATGGACTCCGGCATGCGCGCCTCCGGTCGCTGCCCGTAGTAGCTCGCGCGCATCGACTGCTGGTGGAAGCTCGCGCGCCGACTCCGGACCAACTGGTGCGTACAGGCCCGCGATACCCCGGCGACCTCAAACACGATCACCTGGGTCTCGAGAGCCGTCTGGAGTCCGCCCTTGAGCATTTCCTCCCAGTCCGACTCGTCCACCTTACCCGGCTCAATGCCGATGGTGGCCTTGGTAGCGCGCGACAGCGTGGACTTGAACGCTGCCTCGTCGATGCCCTGGACCAGCTTCACCCGGATGTCGTCGGTGCCGATGTTGACGTTGCCGTTGTCGAACGGCGACACGTGCTCGCCGTCCTGCATCGACTTGCGGTTGAACGCGAAGTCGCGGGTCAGTCGACGAGGCAGGTCATCCGATACCGCCCGTGACGGGCTGTAGCCCTTCGCCCGCAGCCAGTCCATCAGCTGGCGGGTCCGGCGACCCTTGATCGCCTTGGGCTTGTCGCTGGTGTCCGGCTGTAGCTCGTCGTCCGGCTTCCTAACCCTTGCTCGCATCGTCGTCCTCCTCCGCGTTCATTATCTCCGCGATCATCTTCAGGATCCCAGTGGCCGGGTCGTTCGCCGTCGCCAACATCTGTTGGAGCCAGACGATTGTCAGCTGGGTCGCCTCGCTGCGCTCCATGCCGCCCTCGACTAGCTCGCGGTGGAACCGCGCGACCGATTGCGCGCCCATCTTCATCTGCTCGTTCGCCTGGTCCTGCTCCGCGCGGAGCTTCGCCAGCGCCTCTTGCGTCTCCTTGTCCGTCATGTTACTGGCCCTCGCTTCCCGGCAAGCCCTTTGAAAGCTCGCCGACTCGACTTGTTCTCGTTCTTGATCACGAACCGTCGCCGCCGCTTATCGCGCTTGGCTCCGGTCCGGCGGCTGCTACTGCCGCGCCCTTTACGTGCCATTGGTCCTCCTCGTTCGGTAGTTGCCCGCCGAGCGACGCTTGGACTTGTAGTCCAATCGCCGCTGTCGCGTCAGCGGGTCGATGTTGATCCGGCGCGTCTGCTGTCCGGTCCGTCGTCGCTTCATGAGCGCCCTCCTGTAGCCATCTTAGTCCGACTCCGAGTCCAGGACCCAGATGTCGTCCACGAACACTATACCGGAACGGTCGCCGAGCGTGCCCTTCATCGTCCCCTTGTTACCCCGGATGAGCATTAGCTCGCTGCCGCCTAGCTCGACCTTCCACAGCATGTCCTTGAAGCGCGGGTACTTGTACCGGCTGACGACAAAGCTCGCTAGCTCGTCCTCGTCGCGGACTAGCAGCACGCACCATTGGCTCAGGTCCGCCCGCCGTACCTCCGACTCCTTGAGCGCCTCGCCGGTCTTGGCCCGGTTGCTCTCGAACAGATCGCGGAGGTTGCGGTGGATCGGCTGTCCCAGGAAGATGATGGTGTCGTTCGGGTCAGCTTCAAAGATGCCGTCCGCCCGGTGGGTCGGCACCGGCAGCCGGTCGCCCTTTCGGTCCAAGATGCCGTCCTCCAGGTCCGCCTTCACGTCCGCCAGCGCGTCCTCCAACGCGTAGATGCCGAACGGGTCCTCACGCTCGCAAAACTCCGCGACCTTGTCAACGGTCTTGGGGCCGATGCCGTGGACGGACGCCAGGTCGCTGTAGGTCATCAATCCGTCATCGTCGCGCAGCGCGATGATCTTCTCCGCCGTCTTCAACGCGATGCCGGGTATCTGCGTCCACCCTGCCCTGATGGCTGTGACCGACTCGCCGCGCCACTTGGCGTCCGACGTCACGTCCGGCGGCAGCACCTCAACTCCGGGTCGCGGGCCGTTGCCCTTCACGGCGTCGCGGAGCAGGTCCTGCTGGCGACTCGTCGTCACCCCGGCGATACCTCCGGACCCGGCGCCGCTCCGACCGGCCGGCATCTCCGCCAGCGCCGCAGCGAAGAACGCCTGGGGGTGGTGCTGCTTGATCCACATCTGCCAGACGGCGATGGTGCTGTATGCCGTCGCGTGGGCTGCGTTGAACGCGTAGGAACCGGCGGTAATGCACATGCCCCAGATGCGCTCCGCTGTAGCCCGGTCCATAGGCGGCACGTCCGGGTCGCGCTCGTGGACCTTGGTGGCGCCGGTTAGGAACGTCTCCTTCTGGCGGTTGAACTCGGCGTCGCCGAGCTTCTTGGAGATGATCTTCCGGATGTAGGCGGCGTGGGTCCAGCTGAAGTCGCCGACCTCGCGTACAAGCCGGAGGATCTGTTCCTGGAAGATGATCTGGTGCTGCGTATCGGCGGTGACCTTAGAGAACGCCGGATGGATCGGATCATTGAGATCAAGCGCCTGGTCCGCGTGCCACTTGCCGGCGACGTAGCCCTGAACCGCTCCGTTGTGAAGTGGGCCTGGACGCGATAGTGCGTTGACGCAGACGATCTCGTGGAAGTTATCCGGCTTGAGAGCACCACAGACAATCCGCGTGGCCCGGCCGTCGAACTGGAAAATGCCGACAACGTCGTTGCGGCGAAACCCATCAATGGTAGCCTCGTCGTCCAGCGGTATCGCATACAAGTCCTCCAGGGTCATGCCGATCTGTCCGAGCGCGGCGTGGATCATGTCCATGGTACTCAGTCCGAGGAAGTCCAGCTTCTCCAAGCCCTGCCGCTCCGCGTCGTACTTGTCCATCGACACGACGGTGTACACCTCACCGTTGACGGTCCGCTCGAGAACGCTCGCTACCTCCGTGATGGGGCCGTTGCTGATGACGAGTCCGGCGGCGTGGACCCCAAAGCCCTTCGCGTTGCCCTCCAGGTCCATCGCCGCTGACAGCGACGGGTGCTCCTCAAAGACCTCATACGCCGCGTCGAACTGGTCCACCGTGTCCTCGATGGTCGCGCTGGCGCGCAAGTCGCCCGACGACCGCTCCACCAGTAGCTCCTTCACGGTATCGACGGCGCGCTTGGGTATGCCGTGGACGCGGGCCACGTCGTCCAGCGCGAGCTTGGACTTGTACATGGTGAACGTACCGATGTTGTTGACGTCCGGGTACTTGCCCCGCAGGTACTCGCGGACCCGCGCCCGTCCGAACGACGCAAAGTCGATGTCGATGTCCGGCATGTCCTCGCGGTTCCAGTCGATGAACCGCTCAAACACGAGGTTGTCGAACAGCATGGGGTTGACCTCCGTGATCCGGAGTAGCCAACAGCAGATGGATGCCGCTGCGCTGCCGCGCGCCGGTCCGACCGGGATGCCCTCGCCCTTCGCGAACACGATGGCGTCGGCGACGATGAGGAAGTATCCCACGTAGCCCTTCGCCTCGATGACCTCCATCTCCTTGGCGAGTTGCGCCTTGTACCGCTCGCGCTCGTCGCTGGCAAGTTGGTCACAGCCCCTGTAGCGCCAGCCCTCGCGGAGCCAGTCGCGCCATAGATCAATCGCCGAGTCGTACCCGTCCGGCAGCGGGAACTCAACGTGGGGCAGCTGAGGCAACTCGACGGTACACCCTTGCGCTATCGACTCGGTGGACACGATGGCCTCAGTCGCCTCCGCCTTGGTCAGCCCCGTCGCTACCAGTCGTCTGTAAACCGTATTGTCTGTGGGTGGGTGGCAGAGCGGGACCTCATAGCCCCAATCACGGACCTGGTCCTCAAGTGTCCGTTGCTCGCCGGGTCGGACGTTGTGGAGGATCTGCTGTACCTCAGCTTCCTCAATAGCCGTATAGTGACAATCCATCGTCGCAACCAAAGGTCGATGCACAGCCCGTGCGACCCTAGCCAACATTGGATTGGCCAGTCGCGTCTTCTCGAGTTCAGGGAACGCCTGGACCTCGATGTAGAAATCCTCAAACCGTTCCGCCATCCAACGAGCAACAGACAGCCCGCGCCGATAGCTAGCGTCTTCCTCTGCGACATGCTTCCCTCCTACCATGGCTGTGAACAACGCGCCACCCTGACACCCGGACAGCACGACCAATCCCCGCTGGCTCTCGACCAGCCAACGCCAATCGACGGTGGGCTCATAGTAGAAGCCCTCGCGCCACGACCGGCTGACTAGCTCCAACAGGTTGCGGTAGCCCTCCGCGTTCTTCGCGAGGACGGTGAGGTGATTCTTCCGCTGCGCTCGTCGCTTCTCATCGGTCCATCCGACGTAGAACTCACAGCCAAAGATGGGCTTGACCCCGGCGGCGACGGCCGCCTGCTCTAGCTTCACGTGACTGAACGTGTTGCCATGCTCGGTCATCGCCAGCGCCGGCATGTTGATCTCGGCGGCCCGTCTGATGTGCGCCTCCGGTAGCTGGAACCCGTCCAAGAACGAGTAGGTGCTGTGGTGGTGCAGGCTGACGAACCGCATAGGCTTGAGGTTGCGGTGCGCCCTCGCGGACGCTGCCTGCCGGTGCCGAGCGCGGACGCTGATGGGTTGGTACGCGACGTGATCCCGCTGGCGCCTCTCGAACGCGCCGACCTTAGTCTTGTAGGTGCCCTCCCCTCGCTGGATGTCGTCGCGCCGGTCGCCCGCAGGCTCATCGTTCTTAGGCATATATGGCCCTCTCTAAGCGTGTCTAATGGGAATTCAGGTGCTGCCGTGGGTAGCTACACTGGCACTGTCTACCCACGAACGTCCGGCGTGGCAGCGTTCGGCCGTCCGTGGCGGTGGGCGAGCTTCGCGAGGTTATCGGCGGCGACCTGCTCCAAGGTGACGCCCAACTCGCGCGCCATCGCCGCTGCGTACCAGAGGACGTCGCCCAACTCCTCCACCATCCGGTCGGCGCGCACCGGGTCAAGCAGCCCGCCGTCCTTGGACAGCACCCGCTTGGCCTCGTTCGCTACCTCGCCCGACTCGCCCGCCAGCCCCATGGCGGCGTAGCTCAACCGGCCCGCGCTGTCCGGGATGCGCTGGCGATAGATCGCCGTGCTGTCCGTCGCGTCCTGGTACTCGTTCATCGTCGTCATGTCTGCCCTTCCGCGCGTCATGGCCGGTCGTTGGTGAACGGTAGTGGTGGGTCCAACTCGGTGGTGTACGCGAAGTTGGTGGAATGCTCGCGCAGCCAGGCCAGTCGTCGCAACGCCCGCTTCTTGCTGAGGTACACCCACCAGCGCCGCTTTGGCTCATACATCTCGAGCACCCAGAGCTTCATGACGCCTTGCCCTCCACGTGGCGGACGAAGAAACCCGCGTAGATGATCGCGTCTAACGCCGAGTCCACCGCTGCGTTCGTGATCATGTCGATGGTCTCGCTGTCTCCGCTACCTCGATGGGCGTTCGCCGTCGCGTCCATCCGGGCAGCCTTGTGGACGACGTGATGCGCCGCGTCGTTCGCATCAAACTGCTTCCAGGTGGAGCCATACTGGCGCTCGCGGTCCGAGTAGATGAGCAGCGCGCGAGCGCAGACCAGCATCTGCTCAATCATGTCGTCGTTCACCGGCAGCCCTAGCTCCTCCAGGGCCAGTCCGGCGCGCGACCGAGCCTCCACCTCAGACGGACTCTGCGTGTTGTTCGGCATGTCGTTCCTTCCATGTCTGTAGCCTGTTCAGGATCATCGCCGTCGCCGACGATAGGTCGTTGGTACGCGCGATGGTGTTCACCAACTGACCACCGACGTTCCATTGCGTCCGCCTCCAGATCGGCGCCGTCGTTCCAAAGTGATCGGCTGCATGCCTCATCATCTCCGGCAGGTCGTCCAGCACCGCGACGACACGGTCATGGTCGATCAGCTTCGCCAACCGCGCATACTTCCACTCATCGTACAACAGCCCGTCGTATCGGATGCCGTACCGGCTGAGCCAGGCGCGTGTATCCGGGTCGATGTTGTCCAACCGGAGGTACGGCCGGGTGGTGGTGAGCCAAAGCTCCGCGCCAGCCCATTGGACGGTGTGGCAGAGCTTCGCCGCGTCGTCGTATATCGGCATCGAACGCTTCATGCCGCCCTGGCGGTACGCGAGCTTGACATCACGCCAGTCCTCCTCGCTGCACCCCGTCGCCTCGCACCACCAGTCGCGGAACGACTCAGACCCGTCATAGTCAAAGACGAACCGCTGGCCGATGTACGCCTGCGAGAACGCGAGGAAATAGCTATGGAAGTCGCCGAGCGTACCGTCGATGTCGATGGCGACGACCGGCTTGATCTCGCGGCTGCACTCCGAGCACCTCATCGTTCCATCCCCGACTGCATATGCCAGACGTTCTTGGTCGTCGTCGTCCGGACCGCGAGCCGACTCTCCTCGTTGAGTTGGATCGTCGCCGACACAAACAGGTTCGGATTCGCGCGCCCTTTCTGCCGGATCATCTCGGCGATGTCGTCCAGCGTGTCTGCGATATCAGTCGCCTTCATCGTTCACCTCCGTCGAATACATGCCAGATCAGCGTTCGCCCGCTGACGACCATCGGCACGGTCGCGATATGGAACTGGGTCTCGCCGTTCAACTCCAACGGCAGTTCACCGCCCGTGCCACGGATGTAGATTCGGCGGTTGACCCTTTCCACGTTTGGCTCGACCATCGCCCAGATGGAGATCAGCGGCGTGCCGGTGTCGTCGTCGTACTGCATCAGGCCGGTGCGCAGGATCTTCGCGCCGCGTGGCATGGCAACACCTTGCTGATACTGGATGTCCAACGGGTACTTCCAAATGACAGTCATCGAGCCAACACCTTCTCGCGCTCAAAGCGAGCGACAGCCTGGCGGTACGCGTCCGTCACCAGCGTCGCCTTCTCCCACCGACCGAACCGGCCGATGCGGATCATCCGCTCGTCGTTGAGGCAGTCGCAGTCCGTGTGCGTGGGCTTGATGCCGACCAGCCATCCGGGTCGCAGCGCCTCGCCGACGAACAGACTCGCGCTGTATTCCGTCCACGAGTGGCCGAACAACCGGCTTGTCCTGTACCAGTCGTCGTCCGTCTTGCCGTTGTACAGGATGTAGTTCTCGCCGCCGAGCTTCGCGTCTGGCTCAAACACGACCGGCGCCGACTGGAACTGGTGGGCCAACTCGTCCGGTCCGGCGACGGTCTGCTCGCACAGCAGGTTACGCGGCAGCGAGTTGAACATCACGTCCGGCGCCAGTCGGCCGCCGTCCGACAGCATCACGTTCCTGATCCAGTCCGGCGTGATGACGGTCGGGACGATCCTCGACTCCCACCGCGACCAAAGGGTTGCGTACACCCCGGTCATCGGCCACGCCGGCACGACGCCGACCGGGAACTTGTCCCAACTCGTCGGATGCTCTGGGTCCAAGTACACCTTCGCTGCGTAGCCCGATGCCTCGCCGATCTTGCCGTAGCTGACCGGCTGCGCGTCCGCCTCCTCGCAGAGCCTTGGGATCGACTCATGGATGTACTGGGCGCCATGGATGTCGCTCCGCTGGCGCCTGGAGTAGACGACGACGTCATGGCCCCACTCCTCCGCTGCGTGGGCCGCAAGCAATCCGCTTGGCCCGCATCCTAGTACCGCTACCCTCATTGGCTCGTCTCCTCTCTGAGCATGAACTCGATCTTGCTGGCGCAGTCCGTCGCCGCTTGCGTGATCTCCTTGACTCGTCCAGCCGCATATGAGTCCGTGTGCTCATTGCCGATCTCGACGTTCACGTCAACTTCCTTAGTTGGCCCCGCGCTGACGATGGCGCTCCGGTTGGCGGCGGCCGATCTTACATGTATGCTGACCTGTACATCCAATGTTTACATCCTCTCCGCGTCAATCATGACGCTAGCTAGGGCCATCGGCCCGTGATCCATTATCAAGTCGCTGACGTCCTTACCGTGCTTGGGCTGTACCGGGTAGGGCAACCGGCAGTAGTGGACGCTGGCCGCTGAGCTTCGCAACGACTCGGCGACGATCTCGTTGCCCATCTGCCCCGGTGTGTCCGCGTCGTGGCAGACGTAGACATGGCGCCCGACGAACAGGTCACTCCACGCCTCGCGCCAGAGCGACCGAGCGGCTGCCGTCCTGGTCACAGCCATGACACCTGACTGTAGGGCTAACAGCGCGTCCCACTCGCCCTCGCAGAACAAGATGCTGGCGCCGGGTCGCGTCAGCCTGGTCAATACCCCGACCGGGTATAGCTGTGGCGGCGACCCGCAGCCCTTCACGCTCCAAATCTTCCGCCGGTCCGCTCGTGGCGACGGGTCGTACGTCCGGATGTTCGCCAAGCTCCGGTCCGGGTCGTACACCGGGATCTTGAGCATCCGCCCGTCCAGCCCTAGCCCCGCGCGCTTGGCTGTGAGAAGGCCAATGCCGCGCTCCGACCAGAGCCAGTCCAGCGCCTCCTCATTCATCAACAGCCCGCGATGCCAGCGGGCGCAGTCGTCCGGGCTGAGTGCTGCGCGCGGGTCGTGGCCGTTATGAGGCTTGAAGTCGCTGACCCGGACCCGCTTCACCCGGCCGGTCGCGGGGATCCACTCGTCACGTCGCTCAATGAGGACGCGGACCGAGTGGCCCTTGCCCTCGGCGTGGCAGTAGAACGCGCCCTTGGCGGGGTTGAGTTGCGCGGAGCGCCGGGTGTCCGGATGGACCGGACAGTACAGGTCAATCTCGCCACCCGTACGCTCCGCGATAGCCCTCATCTCCGCTGAGCCCGGCACGCCGGCATACGGCGCCAGCGCGTCCAGTTGCTCATCGGTTGCTGCCGGATGATTCATTCATAACCCCAGGTACTTGAGCATGCCGGTCCGGACCTCTTTGGCGAGCCGATAGAACGACCTTGGCTCAACTCGCGCGTCGTCCTTCTGGAACACCTTCACCTGCTCGAGAAGCTCCGGTGACGACTCAAACACCCAAGCGCCGACCGGGGCACCCGTCGTGTTGTCGCCGTCGCGCGCAAGCTGCGCGGCGTACCCCAGTTGCCTGAGGTACGTCGCTAGCAGCATGTTGCGCGTCCGGAAGGACGATGGCTCAGAAAGGTTCGCCACCGTCGCCCTCGTCGTCCTTCCGCAGACGCCTGATGAGCGTCCGCTCCGAACCGGCCGTGGACAGGCTGCGCTCCTTGGCCTCTGCCTTCAGAGCCGCCTTGTCCATGTCGTCGTACCCGTCGTCGTCGTCGTCATCGTCGTCGTCCGTCTCCGTCTCCAGGACGCCCAACGCCTCCGCGACCTTGCCACGGACGGTCTCGACCTTGGACTTGCTGGTGATCCGGACGCCCAACTCCTCGTCCTCGTTGATCTCCGTTAGCTCGTCCAGCGTCGCGTCCTCCAGATCGGCCCACGACCATACCTCGTCGCCGCCGTCGTCCGCTGTCGCGTCTGGCTCGTCGTCATCGTCGTCGATGTCGTCGGGCATCGGGTTCACCGACTGGACGCGGTGGCGCTGCGGGAAGGTACCGTCCGCCTGCTTCTGCTCCGGGCGGTTGTCCGCCTCGTGCTTGACGCGGACCTGGACCTTGTCGCCCTGGAAGCTCTCCAGGGTGAACTCGCCCTTGCGCTTCTTGCCGTTCGGGGTGACGACGCCGACCGCCTTGAGGAACTGGAGGTACTTCCAGTCCACGGACAAGACGACGTTGTCCCAGATCAGGCGACCGGCGTGCTCGCCGTCCTTGACCTTGTAGGTCACCTTGATCATCTCGTTGCCAGCCTGCGACTCGGTTAGCTCCAGGCTGTCGATGGTGCAGTTGTACACGCCGACCGGCAGCGGCGTGAAGTCGCCTCCGCTGTCCTCGACATCGGTCATGTCATAGCTGAGCTTGGTCACCTTGTGGTGGCCTCCTTATCTATCGACGCTTGCGCGCCGGTCGTTTGGTCCGGCGACGACCCGTCTGGGTGCCGCCGTTCAATGCTGCCGTGATGCTAGTCATCGTTGGGTCCGGTAGCCCGTTCAGCGACTCGCCGTCCGGACTGATCTGATCCTTGCCGTAGAAGCCCGGTGCCTGCGTGTACAGCTTGCGGGTCGCGGGCTTGTCGTCGCGCTCCACGATGCGGAGATACGCGACCACGTTCATGTAGCCGCAGAGCTTGTGGCTCAGGCTACCGTCGCGCGGTCCGACTGACGGCATCCAGATGTCGTCCTCGCGGACCGGGTCATAGACGTTCCAGGGCAGCGCCGTCACTCCAAGGTTGAAGTGACCAGCTTGCGCCAGCCCGACCATGTCCCTGATCCACTTCATGATGCGGCGCCGATTGACGCCGTACTCGCCCTTGTCCGGGCCGTGCGCCTCGCGCTGAGGCTTCAGGTCCACGACCTGCTGGAACACGTCGTCCAGACCGTGGTCCTCCCAGAGCGTGATGCCGTCCAGCCATACCCAGTCGTACTCGTCGGCGCCACCCTGCTGGCAGTACGCGAACGCGTCCGCCATATCAACGTGGTGCTCCACGACCAACTCGTCTACGTTGTCGGACTCGTGGATGCTCGCCGTGCTGTCCGTCGGCGGGTGGATGATGAGCGAGTTGGCCCCGGTGCCTGCTAGCCGCGTCTTGCCGGCGCCAGCGACGCCGAACACGAGAAGCCGCAGCTTCCCCTCTCCTCCGACCGGGCGGAGGCTTGCGGGCGGTGTTGCGCTAGCCACTCTAGTGGACGCCAGCTAGCGCGAACGTCAGCGAGATAGCTAGCACCGCGAGGCAGCAAGCTATCATGCCAAAGGTTTGAAGCGTCGCCGCGCGCTCGTGGCGACTGATGTACCTGCGCGACCGGCTGAGGCTGCGCGACTGCGCGAATGCCGCCTCAATCGTCGCGGTTGGTAGCTCGCGCTCCGGGCGGAGCCACCCCAACACCAATGCTGTCCGTTGGTCAATCACTGTATCTGTCCTCTCGTGTACCGGCAGCGTCCGACCGCTGCTCAAGTTAGTAGTAGCTTCGCCGCTCACTTGGACTTCCCTTCCTGCTCTACCTCGTGGGCGTCGTACGGGTCCCAGGTCGTCATCGTCGCGTCGCGCTGGCTCTCCCAGTCGGCGTCAATCTCGTGTAGCTCGCACATGTCGCGAAACTCACAGCCCACGCAGACCTGCCGGGGGAAGCCGGTACCGGGCTGCTTGTACACCAGCCGCTCCGGATGGCGCTTGGCGGCGTCCATCTCGATGAACTGGCGGATGGCCCGCTGGCGCGCTTTGCTCCGGTCCGCGTCGGAACGGTACATCACCTCACGATGGAAGTACGGTGGCGGCTGGCTCTTGCTGACATCGCCGGGTTCGCCCGCTTCCTCCTGAGCTTTCGTTGGCTTGTTGAGGTAGCGGCCGAACGCGTCCTGCGGTCGCGGGTCCGACTTCGCCTTGCGCATGAACGTGAACAACATCCCGTCAAGCTTCTGCATCTGCTGGCGGCTGAGAATCCGCGTCGCCTCAAGCCACTCCACACCCCAGGTCCAGTAGGCGGTCGTCTGCTCGTCCAGCGTGAACTTGGACGCTGCTTCCTTCACCGGGTCGCCGCTGCAAGTCTTGTAGTCGTTCACCCGGATGCCGCCGTCCATCCGGTTCTCCCAAACGCCGTCCATCGTTCCGACGTAGTCAAACAGGTGCTTGGCGCCCTCCGTGTCGTGCTGCGCCGGAACCCATAGCCCTGGCTCCGCCTCGACCGCGAACACCGGCACCTGGAATGTCATCTCGCTGGCGATCACCTTCCAGTCCTCGTCCTTGCCGTACTCGTCGATGTACCGCTCCATCATGTCCACGCCGACGTCAAGCGCGTCCTCCCATTGGTCGTCCGCCCTGAAGCCCCAGGTCTGCTCCGCCTCTGCCAGGTCTTCGATGTACAGCTTCTCGAACGACTCCGCCGGTAGCGGCCCACGCTTGATGCCCGGCGGGTACCGCATCTCGAGAGCCTCGTGGATCAGCGAGCCGAACCGGAGCGCGGGCTTGGTCTCGCGAGGCTTGAGGTGTTTGACCCACCCCCACTCCCACTGCTGGCGGCAAGCGTTCCAACTCGCGCGCTCGCTGGTGCGGACCTGAGCGACCTGCGCCGACGCCTTGGGCTTGCCCTTGCGCTCGCGCTGCGTTGTCGCTGTCCGCTTCTTCGTCGCGCCCTTGCGACGGGTCCGAGTAGCCGGTGTCACCTTCGCCCTCCTGCGAGATCGTAGCCGATGGGGTCGTGGACTATAGCGAACGACTCGGCGGCACCAGGTGAGCGGTCCGAACCTCGACGCATGGAGGGCAGTCGCAGGTCCGGCTGTCCGGGTCGGAGCGCCGTGTCGCGCATCGGCGTCCGATCTGGAGGGACAGAGGGCTGGCTACTCAGAGCCCAACCGCTTAAGCTCCGCTGCTGTGAACGACTCGGAGGGCACCAGGTGCTACCTCCGCCCGTCTAGTGGGCTGTGAGAAGGTCGCGTGGGTAGCTACCCTGGAACGCAAACGGCCCGCCGTAGCGGGCCGCTGCGCTCCGATGCTGACTAGGTTGGCTACTCTGCCAGCATCGCCTTGCCGTCGTCGGCGCGCTCGCCCGCCAGCCGACGCTCTTCCTGCTCCGCTTGACGCTTCATCTCGCGTCGCAGGTCCAGGATGGTGTGATTGTTCATCGCCTTACCAGCGACCTTCTTCTGGATGGCCGACTCGACGGTGTTGCGGGTCCGGTAGTAGTAGACGCCGCAGCCCCGGTCAATCGCTTCCTGCGTGGTAGCGGTCGCCCGGTTCTCCATCTGCTCCTGATTGTCGGGCACCCAGGTCTCGTCCAGCATGTGGACGCTGCTAGCCCGGTCCAGGGTCAACGCGGTACCGGCCAGGGTGTTCATCAGCAGAACGCGAGGCGCACCCTCGGTCTGCTCCTGGAACGCCTTCACCAGCGCGTCGCGCTCCGCGCCCTTCGCGCCGTACTTCCCGATGATCGCGTTCGGAACGCCCATCCGGGTCAGTTCACCGGCGACCATCTTCACCATGTCGTTGAACTGGCTGGCGATCAGCGCGCAGCGTGGCTCGTCGTCGTCGTCGGACTCGGTGATGACGTTCTCCTCGCGGAGCTTCTCGACCAGCTGGATGAGCTTGCCGCTGTCCGGCGTCTGGCTGACCCGCAGCTGGTCCAGACCGTTCTCGAGCACCTTGCCCGTCTTGTGGACTTCGCAGAACCCGTCCGCGAACTGCTTGAGGCGGGTGTACTCCGCGAGTACGTTCGTCGCGGTCAAGCGACCGGCTTCCTCGGCGTCGTCCATCCGCCACTCCGCCTCGGTGAGGAAGGTCTGGTACTGATCCGACTGACGCGGCGTCATGTCGCACCAGACGTTGACCCTCGGCATCTCAGGCAGACCCGGCAGCGCCTCGCGCTGAGTCCGTCGAACGAGGTAGGGCTTCAGGTGATCGTAGAAGTCCACCTCACGGCCGGGCATGATGCCCTCGATGACCGAGTGGCTGCCGCCCGGATGCGACTCCGACTTGACGACCAGCCAGTGCTTGGCCCAATTCCAGCGACTCGTGAACTCCTCCGGGTTGAGGAAGTGCAGCGCGCCCCAGAGCTTGATGGGCTTGCCACCCATGGGCGTACCGGACAGCGCGAGCCTTAGCTCAGGCTGTGTCGTCGTCGCGATCTCGTTCACACCCTTCGCGCCGAGCGTGATCGGATTCGACAGGCCCATGAGGTGGTACTCGTCAATGATCATGCTGTCCCAGTCGATCTCCATCAGCTCAGGGCTGACCGGCTCCTGGGTGAACGTGATCTGGTCGCCCTTGCCGTGGCTGACTCGCTTGAGCCGCGCGTGGTAAGGGTTCAGAACGAGGTAGAACGACTCGCCAGCGTCAGCCATCTCGGCTGCCCTCTGGATCGCCTTCTTGCGCTCGTTCGGCGTGTCGCCCGTCAGCACGACCGGCTCTTCCAGACCGGCCATCCGGTACGCGTCCTTGATGCCAGCCTCCCAGACGGTCCGGAGGCTAGCGACCGGCGCGAACACCAGGTGCCAGCCGTACTCCAGACCGGACTCGATGACCGTGCCGATGGCCGTGATGGTCTTACCCGTCCGGGGCTGATTGGCGATGATGACCGCCTTGCCCTCGCTGGCGAACCTGATGTCCGCCTTCTGATAGGGGCGGAGCTTGAACGGGTCGCCGTTCTCGTTCTTGGTGCCCTTGACGAGCTTGCGGAGCGCGTCGCTGCTCAGGTCGGCGTCGTCCGCGTCACTGAGGGTCGCGAGCTTCTGCTCCTTGGTGACTTCCTTGTTGCCCCACGCGCGGAGCTTGGGGCCGATCCCTAGCTCGTCGCCGAATACCTCGCGGAGTCGACGGCCGGTTACTAGGTCTAGCGGGTAGCGCCAGAACGCGTCGGTCAGACCCGCTGCGCGAGCCTTCTCCTTGTTCACGAACGTGTAGCCGCTGACCCGCTTGGCGAGCTTGACCCGCTGCGGGCTGTAATCGAACGTCACGTTGATCCGGTCGCCGTCGCGGGAAAGCTCTGCGACGACGGGGTGGGTGCTGTTCTTCGCTGCGCTCATCTGATCCGACTCCTTTGTTGATTGAGTAGCCAACATCAACTAGGAACTATAGGCCATCCGGCGGACGGATGCTTGGCGGTTTTGGCACCTTCCGCCGGTGGGTGCGCTAGCGCGTTACGCGCCGGACGACGTGGTGCGCTGCGTACGTTCCAGGGTGCTTCTTGAGAATGTGCCACGCCAGGTCGGACGGCCGCTTGAAGTCCTGCTGGCAGTAGATGCAGAACGTCTGCCGGTCCACGGTCGTCAGGCTCACGCGCCCCATCACAGCCCCACTGACGGGCTGTAGATGTACGCGTCCGAACCGTCCAGCGGGACGATCTTGACGGGCCGCTGGCGCTGCGCTGCGCGCCGGACGGTCGCCCAAACGCCGCTCCGCTGTACCTCGTCCGGACCGGCCGGGAACGCGATGAGGTGCGAGCAGTTGAGCGCGAGTTGGTCGTTGCGGGTCATGTACCCGTCCGCCTCCGCGCCGGTCGCCGCGTGGCACCAGTGGTACCGAACCTTGACGCCCAACTCGGCGCCGAGCTTGCTGACCCGGCGCATGCCCTCGCGGTCGTGCTGGCAAGGTTGCGGCGGAGCGCCAGCGAACGCGCGCCATTGCGGCACGAGCAACGTATGGAGCGCGTCCTGCCACCGCTCCACGGCGCACTCGGCGGC